TATATTCCAAAACCTCATCAACGGTAGAATAATATAATTTTCTGGCCATTTAATCACTTCCCTTTCCCAAATATTCTATACTTTTCATCAGGATGCATTTTGGAGATATGAGTTAATAATCCGTGCTTATTGTAATATTCCTTATTACAGAAGGGACAGATACAAATAAGTTTCTCAATTTTCAAAGCACTGCAAGCTTTTATCTCTTTAAAACCTATCTCATCAATAATTATATCTTTTACACTTTCAGGTGGGAAGGCATTCTTTCTTCTATAAATCATTTCTTCTTTATTATTTCTGATTTTCAATTTATATTTTATCATTGCTTCTCCTTTATTCTATATTCTCAATTCTCAGACTTACGTGAGATTTTATTTCCTTATAAGTCCTCATATTAACTTCCAATTCTGCTGAAGTATGCCTTGGTAGGAATAAATATCCACCTCGATAAATGGAAATTACTCCTTTATTAAAAACCTTTATCCGATTAGGATATTTATCTAAATCGTTTTTTATAAAGGGATTCTCAGTATTATAATATCTTTTTCTATCTGTATTCCCCGCTTCTTTCAAAGCGGTATAAATAATATATTCAAATTTATTCCTTTCTTTCTCTAAAATATTATCATTTCTCATCTTTTGAGTTATTTTTATTTTCTTTAATCGCTCTGGAATTGCCTTTAAAGTTTCAGGTTCTAAGTCATCAATAACGATTCCCCATTTATCCCTATATACTGCCATCCCATTACCCCCATCATAACCGATAGTCGGTATTCCTGAAGCAAGATAATCATATAGTCTATTTGGCCTGCATAATTGGGTATATTGAAAAGCTAACTCTGGGGTATCGATGCGGTTATAAGAATGTAATCCTGCGGTATATTGACTCATTTCCTCATATATTTTGTTATTATCTATTCTATCATATAGAATACAACCAATATCTTTATATTGAGTTAGTTGAGTTTTTGAGATATTTGCAGAATAAATATGAACTTTCCAGCCAGCTTCAATAAATTTTTTAAAAATATGATGATAAGCTCTGTAATGATAAGTAGAATTTTTATCTTCCCATCTGCCTACAATACCACCGGCATAAACCAAATTTTTACCCTCTAATTTCTTTTTAGGAATAAACTCAATATCTTTTTTAAGAGGTTTATTATGGATTACAATATATTCGGGGATATGCCATCCCTGTTCCTTCTTTAGTTTTTCATAATATAAAGCGTGGTCTTCAGAAGTAAATATTATTGCAACAGCATTTTCTATTTTCTCTCTCTCATAAGCACAAGCTTTTCTATTTAATCCAAACCTTAAACTTGTTACATCGTGTTCTATTAACAAATAAGGGATTCCTCTCTTTAAAGGTTTTTGATATTCAGTAAATAAATCCCCAAAACATATTCCTAAATCAATTTTTTCTCCATCCTTTGTTTCTGTAGAATTAATTCCAAATTCTTTTTTAAGGTATTCAGTAAATTTATAAGAACTTCCGTTGCACCATACAGGATGAAGAAATAATAAAATATTTTTATCTTTAAATGGATTTTCTTTCATCATTATTTCCTTCTTTCAAATAATGTTTATTCAATTCGATAGCTAATTTTAATAATCCCATATTAGAAGCCCCTGAAGAGTTTAATAAAAATTCAGCATCCTTTGGAAGACATTTTCCATCTGCTCCTCGATAACCATCCTTCCCCGCAAATAAATGTCTTGCATTTACATTCTGGTCTGAATTAAATATCCTATAAATGTTTCCATAATCACATTTATATTTTTCAACCACATCATATAATTGCTCGGCATAAACTACTTTAATTAAAGCTAAACTATTCAAAGCTAATTTTGCTATTTCTGCTTCAATTGGTTTTACCTGAATAATTATTGTGTTAGGAAAATGGTAGCTAAACATTCCATATAATTGTCCCCATATTTCTTGATTTTCTGTCCCGATGATTATTTTGTCTGGATGTAAAGTATCATATTTCACATTCCATTCCCTGATGAATTCAGGCATATAGACAAAATCTCTATTGTGAGTTTTAATATATCTATCTGTAGTGCCGGGGATAACTGTCGTTCTAATAACAAATATTGCCTTTATATTTGTCTTTATTAAAACAGCAATTAGATTATCAAGGTTTTTCATAGTAGGGTCTTTCTCATTAATGCATATGAAGATAATATCGCAATTGGAAAGGTTATTATTAAATCCTTTATCTGGGTCAAATATTCTTAAACTATGTTTTGATTTTAATATATTATAAGTTACATTTCCCACTACTCCTAATCCTACAATACCTATTTGCATATTTCTCCTTATTAAAGAGGCAGTAAATATTATTCTACTGCCTCTTAATTTTACTTATATCTTACGATACAGCACTTGGATTTTCTTTTTCAATATAGGCAACTACCGCAGCGTTCTCGTCTTCGTAATTGCAAGATACTTCAAGAGATAAGACAAAATCAGTTCTACGTTGTTTAGCTTCCCTTTCTCTCTCGATAGCTATTTGTGCAAATACACCCCAAACTAAGTTATTAGGATAACCGAGTAAGCATACATCCCCTGGTCCGCCATTTCCAATTGTCTTTGCTCTTTCAATCATTGGGACCCTTCTTACAGGAATACCTTTGTAAGCTATTTCATTAAATTGAGTCTGAACACTATCCCCAAGTCCGGTATTTCTCTTTTTCAATAAATCTCGATAGGCATCATCTGTATCATAATTTACCCAGAATCTAAAACCACTTCTATTCTTCAAATATACCTTTGGGATTGCACCCAACATTGCCTTAAACATATTTTCAGGATAGACTTCATCATCAGTAGGGTCAAAATCCGCATCCCCACCTACTCCATAAACTTTACCTACTGCAAGTTTAATCCAACCATCAAATTTATTAAGAACATCATCTTGACCCTGAGTTAAATCTGTATCACCGAATAAATATAACTCTTCAGAATCCCTACCTACTGCTGAACCCAACATATCGATAAGAGTGCTCTCGAATCCTTCTCTTTCAATGTTTCTTCTTAACATCTTATCTCGTAAAGATACAATAGCCTGAAATTCAGAAGCGGTTAAATGGTTAGTATAAGTTACAGGTATAGTAAATTCTCCTTCTGTTAAATTTCTATGCACTGGCACTGCCTTATCGGTATTGTCGTTTCCTGATTTTAATATTCTACCCAGAAAAGCAACCCTATCTATATCTACTATCTGACTATCCATTTTGACATATCGAGCCTCTGGTAATATAACCGTATCCTCTTGCATCTGTTGCACGAATTTAGTAAATTTTTGAGGTTGTAAGATAGATTCACCTAAATCGGTTATTTCGATTATCCCACCCTTCAAAGTCATTGCTTTTTCTAATAACGCTAATAGTTCTTCTTGTGATAACAATAATATCATCTCCTTTCATTTGTAATTTTTATTATTTCTTCTCAGGTTCTTTTTTCTTTTTACGTCTACCATAACCATCTCTATCTAAATCATCCATATGGTCTTTATAAGTATAATCTTCCTTATCTTTAGCATCATCCTGTCCCTTTAAAGAATTAGATTTGCCTTCTTTTTCTTCTTTGTATTTCCTTATCGTTTCCTGCAATTCCCCAATGGTTTTGGTAAGAGTTTCTTTATCATCGACCTTTACATTAGTTTTTATTACTAGTTCAACTTTTTCATCCTTATTCGTTGGCTCTTTACTATCTTCCTCTTTCTTCTCTGGAATAAGAACTTTCAATGCTTCAATTAGAGGTTTTAATTGCTCCCCTACTTTAGTCGTAACTTCTACTAATATTTCATCTTTTAATTTCTTGACTTCTTGTTCGGTCATTTTTGTATCACCTTCTTTCTTTTTATTTTTATCAGAATTTTCTTCTCTTTCCCTATCTGCTTTTTCCACCAATTTATTTAAAGCTGTAATCGCATTTCTTAATTGAGTATAGGTAGCATCACTTATTGTTCTACCTTTTTTTTCTACTATATCTTTTAATGAATTTGCTATATCTAATATACCTTTCTCAGATTCTTCCTTTTTACCTTTCACAAAATTTATTAACCTATTTATCACCCCTTCCGTATCATTCTTATCTTTACCTTTAATAGCAAAGAATTTTGACTTAGGAACACAAGCTTCATCAACTAGACTGACAAACGGCACAATCCAATCCTCTCCTAAATCTTTTATTAAAGTCTTTTTCAAAACAGCTTTTATTTCTTCCAGAATATCTTTTCCTTTGGAGGCACTATCCAATAGACTCTTCAAAGCTGTATTCCTTATTCCCATTACTGAATAGCCAGTCAGTTCTCCACTCTCTACTTTTTTCCAAGTAATATCATCAACAACTTTCGAAGCCATTACCCAAGTTCCTATGGGTAATTTCAATTTCTGGCCATAAGCTTCGACATTCCATTCCATAGGTAGAAGGAAAGTTTCTACAGGTTTAGCTACGTTATTTAGAGAATGCATAACATCAATATTCATATAATCCAGCATCCATTTATGTGCAACCCTTTCTATTTCTTCTCTAGTTAATATTTTTTCTCCTTTGTCATAATCATAATCAGGTTCACCGGGAACTAAAACCGCGGCATAAACAATTCTTTGTGCTTCATTTTTCATAACTATTGGACCAGTTAATTCGCAACCTTTTTCTTTAGTTATTATTTCTTCTCTTGCTTTTTCGCCTGGCCATTTTCCTTCTGCTTCGTGATGTAACCAAGAGCATAAACCTTCTGGATTATCTATACCCGGTTTATCTGTTAATATTTCTACACATTTAGTAAAACTTCCTGCCCAACTCCAATCATACTTTTTAACCTCATCCAAAGCATTTTTGATATCATCAATATTCTTGATACTTGAAAAATCAAGACTCTCTGCAAATAATCGTTTTTGGACATAGGTTAATTCTACTTCTTTTGGTACTCCTTTGACTATATTCCCATCTGGTAAAATAGAATAATCAGCTTCATAATATTTCTGGGTATTATAATCTTTTAAGATAACTGAACTATCAAAAGTATATACTACCATTATGCTACTAACTTCCGCTTCCATAGGTTGTGATGTATTATTCCCTTCAAAAGCATTCCTTACTTTTTGTATTTTTTCCTCATAAGATTCAATAGCAGCTTTATCTTTAATTACTTTCAAATTGTTTTCATCTCCTTTCTCATTAAATTTTTTACTTTCTGTCCAACCGCTTGCTCTTATTGCCTGCCCTTGTGCATTGGCTTTTGCCTTTGCTTCGTCCATTGCTCCTTTATCTCCACAGGTATAATAATATTTCTTTCCTGAATTGCCCCACTGTGCAAAACAAGGAGGTTTATTACTACTATCATATCCTGTATGTGTAGGCATATATCATCACCTCTTTCCCAAAAAAAAGAGAACCTACTCGCTCAGGTTCTCTAAAAGGTTCTCACACGAGAATTTTTATTTATTTAATATTTTCAATATAAAGTTTATCAGGTTCTTTTTTATTTGTCAAGTGGGTTTCTGGTATTCTCCATAAAGTCTTGTGCCCTTCCCTTTCACATATTATTTCTATATATTCTTCATCAATAACTTTAAAAAGTAAATCCCCGCATTCCCCACATCTTACTTCTTTTATTTTTCCCATAATATCCTTCCTTTATCCTATCGGTATTAAATCTTCTTCATAAAAATATTTCATTCCTGGTGGAACAATATATCCTTCTGGCATCAAGAAAGGAGAAGGTCTACATCGGCACATTATCCATTCCCATATAGGTCCTGAAGTATCTCCAGGATATAATAATCCATTACTAAAAGGTTCTCCTACTCTAACTATTTGTCCGTGCAAATAAACGTGGTCTGCCTTATCTTTAGGGTCGTTTCCTCTTACTTTATCATCTTGTGCTGTCCACCACTTATGATATTCAAGCTCTAATTCCAACTCAGTATAATATGCACCTTTGTTTTGTGCTTGGTTTATTTCCGTTCTGGCGACTCTTACCAATTCATAATCTTCCATACTGGTAGTTACTTCTTTTAATCTATCTGCGGCATTATCAATCCCTAACCCCTGTTCATAACTATCTTTCAGATTTTTCATTATATCCCCTATTATCCTGTCCATAGTTGCCTCAGATGCTACGAAGGTTTTATCTCTTATTATTCTTGACAATTCTGGAGAAAAATCAGAAAATTCTACTTCCAATATTGGGGTTATAGGAAGTTTCGGGATTTTCCCTTTTGCCTTTTTTACTTTCAGATATTTTGATTTCTTTAATTCATCAAAGGTTTTTCGCCTTCCATATCTTAAAGCTTCCGTCGTTCCCTCAATGACTGTATCTGCATATTCCTTCTTCATTTCAATTATAGGATGTAATAATATTTTCCTTTGCGAATCAGAAGAAGGCAACCCATCTTTTTTAAGTTGACTCATTATCTTCTTAAATCTTTTGGTAAAGAGAGCCTTTAGCTTTTCATAGAGTCTATTTTCTTCTCTGATTACTTCTGCTGGAATCTTTTTGAAGGTCTGCAATCGCTTTAATAAGTTTTCTATCTCGAATAGCATCACTCCCGCTTGATTTTGTAACATTAGCTATAAACACCTCAATTAATTTTTCTTTCATACCTTGTAATACATTGGTAATATCAGAAGCAGGAACATATCCGCCTAAATCTATCGGTTGTCCCATATAATAATGTAAATCCATAGCCGGATTATCGCTTTTAACTTCTATCCCAAAATAATCTCCAATAAAAGCAATCCCTTCGTTTGGAGTGGCCATTGCCTTATCAATTAATACCCCTACCCGGTCTAATTCTTTATCCACATCAGTTATATCAATAGAATTTAGTTCCCATTCCCAATCGGTTATTCCTAAGGAAGGCAAGACGTAAAAATTAATTAAATTCTTATATACCCTTTGTCTTGGTTTTATTATGCTCTCATTATATATAATAGTGGATTCTTGCCCTAAATTACCTGCCAATTCTCCTGTTTCATATACCCCTATACGGTATGGGGGTATACCGTGAGCAGATATTATTTCGTTTCTATTATCTATTCGATACATTCTAAAACTTGCTTCTTTTACTTCAATTGATAATGGTTTTACTTCAATGGTTACTTCACCCATACCACCTTCTCTTTTTGGAACACTTAAAATCATAACTGAATGAGGATTTTTAGCGATTTCTTTAAATTTCTCATTTATTTCTTCTTCCATTGGAGTCTTTTTAGTTTCAGGGTTCTCTTCTCCAGGGTCAAAATCTCCAGTGATATATACCATATAAGCGGGGACTCCATAATTAGTAAAGAAGTCTATGTTATAATCCCTTCTGGATATATCTCCAGTAATAGCTCCTATTGCAGGTGTTATATCAGGAATTCCATAAAAATAACTTCTGGGGGTATAATTTACATCCCAGAATAATTCATTTGCTCTCTCTTCTTTAGTATATTCCCCTGATTCCTTTTCTAATCCATTTACTTTTTCAATATCCTTTCCGTATCCTAATTTTCTAAACCATACTCTTTCTTCAGTTCCTAATCCACCCTGCCATAATTGACAGAATTTATTCCCGCTCTTATGAATCCTTACGGTATGAGCTGGAATATGTTTTATTAGACTAATAATACCATCAAATTTATTATATTCCCTGACTATTTCTATCGATAAATAACCAATTAGTTCTTTATCTAATTGTGCTTTTTCAATGGTATTTTCTATTGGTTCAGGTAGCTTCTTAAAGAATTCTTCTATCGTTTTCTTTTGTGCATCATTTGGATTTTCTACTAAAGGGTATAAACTCCACCCTTGTCCTACGCAATCACCTGCCTTTACTTTGCAACAACGCATATGATATGTCGAATATTCCATAAGTTTGGCCATTATGATTGGATTGTATAGTGGAGTTTGTAATTCATATTTTTCATATCTATCTGCAAATACATCAGATTCCAATTGTTTACTTTCGCCGGATAGAGTATATTTATCGAGTATTTCTGCCCTGACAGTATTACCTGCCTTTGTGACTATACAAAAAGGCCGATTACTCATCTATCATCACCTTCCTTTGTTTTTATTAAAAATAATTAAATCTTTACTTTGTTTACTGCTATTACAACTTTTGCAAGCAGGAACGATATTTTCTTTAATATTGTTTCCGCCTTTTGAAATAGGGATAACGTGGTCTCTTTCTGGTTTATTGAATAAATCAAATTTCTTATTGCAGTAAGCACATTCATATTTATATCCTTTTAAAATGTCCAACCATTCTTGATAGGTTAAAGTATTAATAATCTCTCTCTCATTTGCACGTCTTTTAGATTGGACTCTTTGAGCGTTTGCTTTCCCCTTTTCTGTTTTATTGTATTTTTTTATAATTTCTTGAAGTTTATCAAGATTATTTTCTTGCCATTTCTTATGGTGTTCTGGATTATTTTCTCTCCATTTTTTATGCTGAATTGATAATCTTTCTTTATTCTCTTCTCTATATTTTCCCAGATATATTATATCATATTCTGGATGTCCTTTCCTCCAATTTTTATTTTGTTCTTTTACCTTCTTTTTATTTCTTTCATAATATTCATTTCTATAGTCTGGATTTTCTTCCCACCATTTTTTATTATATTTCTTAATGTGTTCTTTATTTTTATCCCGCCATTGTTTATTGTATTCCTTTTTATTAATCATTATCCCCTTCTCTTCTTGGTATTAATTTTACTTTCGTCGGTTTCAATTCTTCTCCCCTTTTTCGATTAATACCCATCTCAGAACATATAGTATTATAACATATATCATACCAAAATTCGATTCCTCTTATTAAACCGAATTCCTTCCTAACCCTTTGTAATATATCTCCTCTATTATAACCTTCTACAATTTCCTTTTTAATTTTACTTTCTAATTTCAGACTCATAAACATTTTTTACTTCACCTCACCCTTACCTTTAATTTCTCTCTGGTTACGCATTGGGGTATATAACTTGTGCAATCTACCATATCGTCATTTTCTCCTTCATTAAAAGAAGTCATTTCATCTTCAAAATCCTGCAATATTTCCATATTAGCATTATGATAAACTTTCCCACTTTCATACTTTGCACTCATCGGCATTGCTCTGGTTATTTTATCTAATCCCATAGTAATAAGAGGTATTATGGACATATCTACAAAGGTATTTAATTCCTGTAATAATACCGCCTGATATTGAACTTTTTCAATCCCTCTCCATCTTAAACCTAATTCTTTCCATTTCAAATAATTCTGTCTGCTAATTTTCTTCTGTTCTGGCCAATCATATCTACCTCTTAGGATATCCAATATATATATATTTCCCTCTTTATCCATTCCAAAAGTCAATATCACAAAATAGTCTGCGGTCGTTTCTTTACTTATCGCTAAATCACAGGTCTGGTATATAGCCAGTTCTTTTATATTTATTCTCGCTCCGTCATCTCTAATAAATTCAGAAGGGTCATTAGGATTCTTTCGGATATATTTAAACCATTCCCGCTTGAATATCTTTCCTAAAGCCATCAACTTAACATCATTTTGGTATTGAGCATCAAAACTCATCGAACCCATTTTTTCTTTTTTATCTAATAATTTTTCTATTGGCCATAATTCTGGCCACATAGATTCTCCATTGTCAAGTATAGCTTTATGAGAATTTGTATTTGTCTTTATCCCTTTTTCTAACAACCTGCCATACTGGTCATTCTGATTATAACGAGTACCGCTCCAACTTATCTTACCTCCTGATTTCAGCATCGGCCTCAATCCCATTCCTACCCAATCTTCTAATTTATCCCTTTGATATTTTGTTCTGACATTCTCAAAATCAACTATATCATCAATTATTAGTTTATCAAATTCATATCCTGTGGCCTGTCCATAACCAAAAGCAGTAATCGTTGCTCCCTTCTGAATTTCCGTTGCCCCGATTATAGTAAATTCATTATCCGCCCATATCCTGCCTGATGTTAAATAAGGATATAAAGTAATTAAATCTTTATTTCTTTCACAATGCATTTTAGTTTCTCTTCCAAAATGTATTGCTTGGGAATTAGTATCCGAACAGAGGCCAATCTGTATATTGGGATTTCTTATCATATCCCATATTGAATTTATTATAGCCCTCACTGTAGTTTTAGCAAATTTTCTCGGTGCTAAACATAAATCCTCTTCTTCACTTAAAGCATTATAAAACCATTCCCTATGAAAATCTTTGAATTCATATTTAGGATACAATATCTCAGCTAATAGCCAGGGGTCTTTCTTAATTTCTCTTCTCTTCTGTTCCAGTAGGGCTGTCGCCAATTCCCGTTTTTGAAAGTCTTTTAATAAGTTCATTAAGTTCCTCATCTTCCATTTTTAATATATGAGTTAATTGACTATTAATTTCGCCTGAATGCTTTACAGTTATATCTTCTTTAGTAGAAGGGTATATACCCATTAATTTAGCTTCTTCTTTGGTTATTTCAAAGACTAATCCTAAATCAGCAACGGTAACTGCCTCTTTATTATCACCTTTACCTATTACTATTTTTCTTTCATAGGCTTCGTCTTTTAAATCTCTCAATTGAGCTACATAATAACTTTTCCCACATTTTTTTATTTGTGAAAAATATTTTTGCCATTCATTTTTTGCTTCTTTAATATAATTAAAGGCTTGAGCTCTTTCCAATCCCCAATTTAATCTAATATAATCTAATATAAAAAAGATAGATTTCCTTCTTAACATTAAACTAACCTTATATACTCTTTCCTGCTTTGTTTTACTATCTACTTTATTATCTCCTGCCATTCTGTTCACCTTTTTCTAACTTCATTTCTTCTTTTAAATTATTCTCTCTACATTCATCACTACAAAACAAATGACCTGCATAAACATTTTTAATCTCAATATAAAATCTTTTTCCACAATACCAACAATATACTGGAATTTCATTGTTTTTCATAAATTTTGCCTAATAAATATTTTATCCCGTGCCTTTGAATCGCACCCCATAATCTTAAATTATTACTTATACAACCTTTGGATACATTATATATTTCAGATATTTTCTTGATAGGGATATTCTCTTTATATTTTTTGATAATATCTATTTTATTTTTTAATATAAAATTATGTTTCTCTTTCCACGCCATTATTAAATCCCCCAATATTGATAAACAATCGCCTGATATATCGCTGATATTTCTTTCCAATCCTCATATTGTATAGGTGTAAATTTCTTTAAATATTCTATATTATTCCCCTGCTCTACTAAAATGTTTTGTGTATTTAATATTTTCGCATACTCGATTTTATTTAAGGTTTTAGGTTTTACCGATAAGTCAAAAAAACCTTGATGTGGTTTATAATTTTCTATTATTTGATTAATCTCTTTGTTATCCATCTTTAATACTTCTCGGATTATTTGGATTTATTTTTATATCATTTATATTCATATTCTACCTCTATTTTTTTCTTATTGGCTCGGGCCCCGAGTTTCACTTTATTATTTTTTCGGTTGTAACATTGTTTCTTTCATTTCGACTACATTTCCTACCATTACATTTTCCTCTTTTTCGTGTGTATCATAATCATATCTTTTCATATGTATATTATTTATTTCTTGATTCCTTTTAAGCATCATTTGTAATTCTGGACTTATGCGTTCATAAAATGGTTTCAGGTTTTCCTCTTTTCTCTTTGAGGGATAGATTTTTCTTTGTCCGGTTTCTTCTTTTTTCTTCTTGTTACCAAGAGCATTATTTTTAATCAATAAAGAATAAATAGCGGTAAAACCTACTCCCATCTCTTCTGCAATTTTTTTAATTGATATTTTTTCTTCATACATATTCACTATTTTTTTTGCGTTTTCAGTTAACCATTTATGTATATGCTCATTTCTTGAATAGATATCTTTTCCAGACATACGATGTTTCTGCTGTCTTATTCTGGCTAATTCTCTTATTTCATCTACTCTATCCTTTTTATCTATTAACATATCTGCTCCTTTCATAATTTTATTTTACTATAATTTTATTATATTTTTTTGCATTACAACTCCTGCAAGCGGAGGTTACATTCTCCTTTGTATTATTCCCACCTTTACTTATAGGAATAATATGGTCTCTCACAGGTTTATCAAATAAATTTAATAAATCCTTACCACAATAAATACATCTAAAATTATTCTCTTTTAAAATATTCAACCATTCTTCTGCTGTCAAGGTGTTAATAATTTCTCTAAATCTTGCTTGTCTTTTAAAATGTCCTCTTTGATTACAAGCTTTACCTTTTTCTGTTTTGAAATATCTTTTTATAGCTGGTCTATTAGATTCAGGATTTTCTTTAAGCCATTTTTTCATATATTCTGGATTATTTTTTTTCCATTGTTTATCATATTTTATTTTATGTTTTTTATTATCTTTTCGCCACTTTTCCATATATTTTTTTTTATCAAACATATTTAATCGCCTTATTCAATTCCATTTCTTATTTTTATATTCTTCCTTATAATATCACTTTTTCACTTTAAAACCTAATAAGGGAGCTATCATCTCTTTTATATCTCCTATATTCTCATTGAATATACTAATCTGCTTAATTAATTTTTCCAATAACTTCTGGCTTTCTTTGTCTAATTTAATCTCCATTTTTATAATCCTCCAATGGATTTTATAATTGCAGGTCTTGACCATCGTCTTGCGAATAGATTATCCTCTCTTGAATTTTCTCCAGCAAATCTTTTCTTTTCATTTATCGGTTGATAAACTTGAGCATAAGGTAAAGCACCACAATTATAAACAAACCTTAATCTATCTTCTCCTGCCTGTATTAGTTCATTAAATCCAACTAAAACATAACATCTTATTTGATTCCTACTGAATCCTGCCTTTTTCAATCTTTCCATAACTCTTATGAAAGATATTTTGCTACTCCAACTATCAAAGGAAAACCATAATTCTTTAATTCTAAGCGATCTTAATTCTTCAATATGCCAATCCAATAAAAGTCTCTTGTCTAATCCCCCTAAAAATCTTATTTGTTTTTGTGTTCGCAACATTTGAAATACTTTACAAAGATGTTCTCTATTGGCCAAAAGAATATTATTATCTTGTACGATATTGCCTGCCTCTATATTTATTTCCTTAAATCTACCTTCATATTTTGGAACTAGACACCAAGGACAACTAAAATTACAACCCCTTGTAGTTATTGTAATTCCCTTCTTAACATATTTACCTGATATAAATTTGGGATTATAAGAGCCATTAGCGAATGCTGGACCTCCAACAATAACTTTAGAATAATATTGTAAATAATTTTTTTGTAATCTAAGTGCTTCTTCTTTATCCCAAGAGAAGATAGTGGATATATGAACTTTATCAACATCTTTAGGCATAAATAAATCAGGCATTCCAATTCTGACATAATTATCATCAGGAGTTTGGCTTGTTCTTCTAATAAAGACTCTTAATATTTTCTGTCCTTCCTTCATCACATTTCAACTCCTTTTCTTTTTCTAATTTTTTCCACAACTTCCAAACATCATTCGGGACTTTCTTTTTAAATATTTTATCTGGATGGTGCAGATTAACAAAATGACAAAGTTCGTGCATTACAATCCACTTGAATTTTGCATATTCTACTGTTACAGAGTTGGGACAATTAGGAAGAAATAAAATTACCCATCTTCCAGCTTTAGCTCCTCCAAAATCATTTAGGCTTATTACATAGCCTATCTTAATATCCTGCTCTTTAAGTTCTGGAAAATAACCATCAATACAATGCTTCAACAATTTATTTAGAGTTTCAGAATATAATACTTCTAATAAATTATTTCCATTTTTGATAAAAGTTTTTTTATTCATTTATTTGCCTCAAAAAAAAGCGTTTCCTAAAATAATTTGGTTAATGTAATTCATTTTCATCACTATCAATATCGGGTATATAATTGCTAACTCCATCAGTTTCAAAATTTTCTAAATGATTTGCATAATTCCTTCTGGCTTCATCCTCAAGCAATATTCTTTTGATTTCATTTAACTTATCATCTTTATGTTTACTATTAACATTGGTTCGATGAAAACTTAAAAGCTCATCTAAATATTCTATCAATTCAGAAGTTTTAAATTTGGTATCCATTCTTTTTTATTCCCTTCTTTCTTTAATAAAACTTTAACATTTTGCCTAATTTCTTTTTAATCTCTTGATAAATTTCACTATCTATAATTATCAATTTAATATCAGGATAATATTTAGCCATTCTCTTTATCTTTGTTTTACTTCTCGCGTCCATATATCCCTTAACTTCCCAATATTCCCAGTTATCATCATTATTTATAATTTCAAAATCAGGTCTATAAGACCTTATCCCAAACTTAATTTTTTCAAATATAAAAACTTTCTTTTCATAAGTCCAGCTTTTTATCTGTTTTTGCTTAATAAGAAAATCTAAATATAATGCTATATTGACTTCCCACTTACTTCTAAAAAACATTCTTTTACTATTAACATCATACCAACCTCTTTTGACATTACCCCATTTCCCCTCTTTCATTGTTGGTATTCTACCTTTCATTTTTTCGCTATGTTCTTTTTTCCATTTATCAGTTCTTTTCTTTCCGAAGAAAGGATTGTTTTCTCCGAATCTATTAGCATTTATTAATGAAAGATTTTTTGGAATTCTACCCTTTAATGCTTTACTTATATTCTCTTTATGATTTTTTGTTTCCTTATATCCTAATTTCCCTTCACGAAGTTTTTGTCCTTTTTTTATCCAACCTTCATTTTCCAAAGAATGTTTGCCAATTTGTGCTAATTTTATTTTTTCCTTTACCTGTTTTGAATGATATGCTCCTTTTAACATTTATTTTCCTTATATACTTTTTCTTGCTCTTTATTACTCAGATAATACCACCAGGAACTCCAGTCAGAATTGTTATAAACATCAACACAATCAGAATTTCTTTTTTTATATATTTCTATTCTTTTTTCTTCTGGTATAGTGAGCCACCAGTTTTGAATTTTATCTGTATTAACCATATTTACCTCCTATTCTATAATATAAATCTTAACCAGTCTTATACCCCATTCTACTGCTTCATTATAATTATCGAAATAAATATCTATATTCCAATAATCAAAATGAAAATCTTCTTCAGTGAAATATCCTGTATCCTCAACTATAAAATAACCTAATCCTTCAATATATATTTTCTGTCTTAAACTTAAAGGGCTTTTAATTATCCATTCATCATTAATCCAATCCACATTTATTGCTACAATACCTTCCCTGACTTTAGTATTAATTGCAGTAATTCCTTTATTATCCGGAGTGCATTTAGAATGTATCGCATATGCTGTGCAAGTCATTATAAAATATTTTTCTGCTTTTATTTTTTTAATTTCTTCTTCTTTTGATGCTATTATTATTTCTTCTTTCGCTTCTGTATTCGCTTCTATTTTTGTTTTTGGTATTGTAATTAGGTATAGAATAATTAAAAATTCAAAAAAGATAATTAATCTCTTTATTGTTTTTACCTCTTTAAATTATGATAAATTTATCTCATAAAAACATATTATTATAAACCATCTCAATCCAATCCTTAAAATCTTGCATTGTATAATTTCTCTTTAACTTGTGCTCCTAAAGCAAATTTAAATACCATTTTCCTCTCCTTTCTTATCAAGAACTTCTATCTGATTTCTGTTCTGTTCTCGTTTTTCTAATGCTAATATTTCTTCTCTTCCAATTTGTTTTTGTTCTTTGATAGTCTTATAAAGAACTATAAATTCTCTTCTTACCCATTTTATTTCATCCTCTTTAATATCGCATACCTTCTGCCATCCACCTAATATCTCTACAATTTCTTCCACAATTTTATCTTTTTTCCATTTTGAAGGCGTTCCATAATAACCAATATCAATAATATCCTCAATTAAATTACTCCAGGCTTTTTCGGCCTCTCCCGCCCTATTCCCTTCAATTAATTTAATAATATCTGAAACAAATGGAAAAAATCTTGATGTTTCGAGATATTTAATTGTAGCTCTCATTATTTTTTCAGCAGGATATCCTCTTAAAATATTAGCCCAAACCTCTTTTTTATATTCAGTTTGTATACCATATTCGGACTCGAGGATGTTAAAACATTTTTTTATTGTGTCTGCTTTGTTCATTGTCTATCTCCTATGGCTTCCTGCCAGTCAAATTTATCCTGCTCGACTTTATCCTTTATAGTTTTAGCTTTATCCCCTCTCTTCTTGTAAGAGATAAATTTTTCGATATGTTCTCCGTTCCTGAATATCAAGTCTATCGAGTCATAAACAGTATTTGTTAAATTATGTTTAAAATCTCTTCCCATATGATAATCACTCATAGAGCATCCAGTTATAGCATCCTTACAATCTTCTTCAGTATAACCTTCTTTCAATCTGGCCTTTATTTTTATTGCTCTTTCTTTTCCATATTTAGCACTTGGATGTGTCATCTTTATCTTCCAGAATTCAAATATCTTTTCTGCAATTTCGTTTAAAGTTTTACTTTTCTCATCATTAAATCCTTCTGTCTCTTCTATTATTTCTTTATCTATTCCTTCTAAGAAATTTATTAAACTTTTATCCTTTACTTTTTGTAATTCTGTTTGTATGTGCTTCCTCATCTTCTCATTCTTACCATCTTCAAAATCCGTTCTATAATTATATTTGCCCCAATTTTTAATAGCCACCTCTTTAGTCACCGAATTATATTTAATCTTTTTTAAGTCCTTCTCGAAGATACTTAATAATTTTTGAATTGTTTCATAATTATAACCAGTATGAGCAGATACGAGGGTGATATTAAATGGACTCACTCCACATTGACTACTCTGGGGGCGGGTTAATAAATATAAGTAAAAATATTTTTGTTCGGGAGTAAGCAATGCTACATCGGGGTCCTCCCAAAAAACAGTTTCGACGAATCTATACTTAGCGATTTTAATCACTTCCTTTCATCTTAAAGTGTTTTTCTAAATGACATTTCTTACAATAGGTTTCCCCATTGTTTACATCGTATCTTAATTCGGGATAATATGTATAGGATTTAATATGGTGTGGATGTAGATAAATTCTGTTTCCTATTTGGCTTTTTGTCCCACATATTTGGCAAGTATAATTATCTCTTTTAAATACTTGCTCTCTCCATATCTTGTATTCTGCATTACTATAATGTTTGTAATTATTTCTATCTTTCCCTCCTTTCCATAAATGACTCCAACTTCCTTTCCTTCCTTCTGAAAATTTTAACCTTCTTTCAATAGACCATATTCTTCCAATCCCTGCTAACCCTATTTTTCCTTTTTCTATATCTGTGTGAGGTCTATTGTGCTTACCTATATTTGATAAACCTATTTTATTTTTAGTTTCTTCCGAATGTTCCTTCCCTCTATCATTATTTCCTCGACATTTATAATTACAATATTTTTTACTTTTCTCTCCACTTTTGTTTTCATTCTTTCCTTTCCTCTGTTATTTGCCTTTGATATGCAAATCTTTCATTTAATATTTTGATATTACTTAATAAAAGGTAATTTAATTTAACTTTTGTTAATTTGTTAGTATTTAATAAATTACAATATGTTTCCCTAAAAGTTACTTTTCTTTTAGTCCCTAATTTCATATCTTCTTCAATAATTATCAATTCTTTTAACCCCCTTGCTTAATAGCAGTTTCTATATTCTCTAAAGTGGATACTATGCATGCCAAAGTATTATCCAAATTTATTATTTGCTCTGCAATAATTTCAGTTGCTTTCATTATTCTAATTCTATATTGCGTTTCAGTTATATCCTCATCGTAAAGAGGATATTTTATATCTTCTTTTTTCATCTTTTTTAACCATTCTAAATTAGTCATCTCAATCTCCTTTTTTTTCATCCCCAACTCCTTTCTATGGATTATTTTCCATATATGCTTCCAATTTTATCTTCCAATCAAGATATTTCCAATCGTTATCTAAATCATAAATAATTTCTCCTATATAAATATTTTCAAGTATTTCTTGCTTCTTTGAATCCTCAAGATTATAAAACCATAAATCTTTTTCTTTTTCATTTATCAATCTTCATTTCCTCCTTCATAATCTCTCCCCTCATATAATACTTCTGATATCAATGTATTCTTGAGAATTGGATGTTTTGTTAGAAATATATAGTCTGCTTCAAATTCTTTTAATATTTTTACTTTTTTTATCTTCTTATCTTTCTTAAATTTACTTATCGACATAATTTTTCCCTTTCTCTATGAATATTTTTAATTTTTCATAAGTTTCTTGATTTATCATTCTCCAATCTAAAAGAGCATAAATATATCCCATCGCATAATATTTAGGATGATATCCTAATAATCTTTTTACATTGCTTATGATAATATTATATCCCTTCATTTTGATTACCTGCCTTTTTTAAAATGGTATATCATCTGTAAAACTTTCTAATCTCTTTTTTAATTCCCTCAATGCTTCGATAGATAAAGTTTTAATATCTTTATCATCGCAATAGCTGGCAAAAGATTCTGCGTCAATATTTTGAGTTTCCTTTAATTCCATAATCTCATTTATCAATTTAATCTTTTCTTGCTCTAGAACTATTACTTGCCTTGATTCATCTTTTGGTAGTTCCTTTTTTTCGATTGGTTTATCTTCAGGTTTTGGTTTAATTTCAGTTTTAGTTTTAGCTATTGACCCTCGAATATAAGTCTCAAACTTTTTAGCTGTAACTATTATCTCTTCTTCATTCCCTGCAAATCCTATATGCGAACCCCAAAATTGAATTGCTCCCATTAAAGAAACTTTTCTTATTTCTGCTCCTGCTGGTAATATTGAAGTAGTCGCGGGTCTTATTGTAGTTGAAGTATCCTTCTGTTGAGGAGCTTCCCCTTCTTTAAATGTTAATTTGCTTACAAAGATATTTTTCTGATTATTGTATTCGCTTACTTTTCCATTTACTATCTCTATCTGCTTACCAATTATTTCTTTGGTATATTCATCCTCTTTCGCTTTATGACTGATAATTACCTTTATCTCATCAGTTTCATCTTTTATTATTACATTTTGTCTTAAGACGGAATACTTTGTTATTGCTTCTACCCCAGCATAAACAGCTTTAACTTCTCCTTTAAAGGATACCTTATCATCCTTTTCACATTTCTCTTTTATTTCCTTAATCGTCAATTTCATTCTATCAGACCCCCTTATTTATTATTTATTCTTATCTTGACTTCATAAACTAATTTATCAGTTATTTTCTGTATATAATCATCACTCATAAAATATGCTTGATTTAATTTCGCTTTACTGATAATATCTCTTATTTCCATTTTAAAAATCTTCTTTAATTCTTCTAATTTTTCTTCTACCATTTTAATCCCCCTTTTGAATTATTTTTCCTTCTTAATCTCTCTCCAATACTCATTTCTAATGGCTTATCATAATTCTTTAATCCTTTTTTACTTATAGTCATCTTTTCTTCCTTTTCTTTTCTCAATTTATTACTTACCAAGATTATCATTATAACTGACCATATTAGGAATATCCAGATAAATTTCATATCCATATTCTTATCTCCTTTCTTTTATATTTTTAATGCAGGTTGAAACGGTTTAGATAATTTATTATTCTTTTTTATATTTTCCCTTGCTGGCAATAATCTTAAATTTCCCAAAGCCCAACATCTTTTAAAATCTATATGTTCTGGTTTAGTAAAGTTAAAAGCAGTAACTGGGATTATATGGTCTATATGTAGTTTGCCTTCTATATAGTCTTGCCAAATATAACCATCAGGTAAAGTCTTTTTGAGATGTCTTATCAAATCATTCAATTTATAATCTACGAGAATACTCCAACTACGATTATTCTTATTCCCCTTTAAAGAATGTCTTATTGCTCTACTCATTAAATCATTAATATGATATCTTAAATCAGTTTTATATTTTTCCTTTTTGAATTTTTTATCTCTTATTCTTATATTTGTGATATTCTCCATATAATATTTATCCCAAATTTCTTTTGCCTTCTTTATATTCTTCTTTTTCCATTCCATTTGATATTTCTTTTGTTTTCTACGATTATTTTCCCACCATTTTTTGGAATATAAAGGATTCTCTTCTCTAAACTTTCTATTTTTTTCTTTTACTTTTTCTTTATGTCCAAGATAATATCTTCTATCTATCTCTTTTCTACTAAGCATAATTTTCTCCTAAATAAAAAGGACGCATTTCAGTTTGAGAGTAAGAAGCGGTCAAAGATTCTTACACTTACTTTGCGTCCTTTTATATTTATAATAAAAAAACCGCTTCTCTTACTCTCACTTAATATTATATATTATCTACTTTCGTTTGTCAACTATTTCTCCATTCTCGATGTAGAAACCAATTTCCCCGGTCCCGTCTACAGTCTCAGCCCATATTTGATAATTCTCGTCCTTAGACATTTGCCTAATGGTTTTTTTGCTTTCCTCGTCTAATAATGAATAATCTGAAATTCTTATCACTCTTAATATTGTATTTAGAGCCATCCCAATTCTCAGAGCAATTATTAATTGTTCAGAAAATGATATTTGAGAGTACGGGATACCGTCATAGGCAATACCCGTTTCAGTCAAACTCAATTTCTGGTCAGGAATTTTAGACCACGATTTTTTAAGACCTTCTTTCAATTCGGTAGTATAACTTTCTATCCCTTGAGTAAACTCGTCATAAACGTTCTGAGCTTCTTTTTGTTTTTTATCAGATTCTTCGTTTCGTTTGCGAGCCTTAATCTGGTCATTGATAACCGAAGCTTTTAATAATTGAGATTTCATATCATCTACATCAATCTTTTTATGATTTGCTATATAATCTTTTCTTCCTTTTATTATTAATTTAAATCTTTCTACTTCTAATTCATATTTACGTAATTCTGTTTTAGCCTCTTCTAACCCTTCTATATTTCTTTCTAATTGCTGATTCTCATAGAGAGCCTTTTGTAATTTATCGTTCATTTCAGCTATTGAAATTTCTTTCTCCGGTAAATCCTCAATGAGTATTTCTTCTCTTTCTCCAGATAGCAATTTAACCTTTTGCCCTTGCAATCTTCTTTTCTCTCTTAATTCAACTATTTTCTCCTCTATTGCAGTAACATCGAATCCTGTTATTTTAATTAATAAATCTCTCTGCTCTTTATCATTCATACGTGCAAATATTCTGGGGTCGAAACTCAAATATCCGATAAACCCATCTAATAACTTCTGGGGTGTATCATAGGCTAAACCTTCTGCATTGGTAACTTTTAGATATGTATTCCCAGTTAAAGTCCAGCTTCTATAAACGATGAATAACGGTTTAGGTTTTATCCCTTGCTCGATTTGCTCTTTTGTTAAATCCTCACATAGAGTTAACCTAACATCTGCAAATTTTTCTCCCTTTCTGATTGGCATCGGAGTACCTTTAGAGCCTGCCTTCCACTCTGTCGCGTACCATATTGAATCAAGTGCCGAAGTTTTTCCTGCTCCATTCTTACCAGATATGATTACCATATCATCTTTTGGTGTTATATCTATTGCCTTGATACCTTTTAAATTATTACTTTTTAAATTAATGATTTTCATTTTCTTTTAATTTCCTTTCATCATATTTAATTTTGAATTTAGTATAATATAAATCTACCAATTCCATTATCATATTGACCATATTCCATCTTAAATATTTATTATCATTTCCATATTTTGCCATTACGCTATTAATCTTTCTTTTTAATTGACTTCTATACATTTTATATATCTCCCTTCATTATATCTAATTATCTTTGTAAATTTTCTTGAATTACAAGACTTACAAAGTGGTTGTATATTTTCTATATTATCACTACCCCCTTTCGTTATTGGTATTATGTGGTCTTCTGATAATTTTATTTCAGGTTCTCTTTTCCCACAACAAGGACAAATCCAATTATATTGTGCTTTTAAATTCTCCCAATCTCCAATGGTATGGAAACCTCCATTATTATATTTCTTAATATTTCTTCTTCTAGTTTTAAAATTACCATATCCTTTTTGATATGAAATACCTCCTTGCCAATTAGGATGTTTTTCCTTTTTAAGAGATTTACTTATTTTATTTTTATGTTCTTCTGAAAGATGTTTGCCTAAGGTAGATTTATTCCCAAGATGAGATTTGCTCATTTTTTTTCTTGTCTCTTCTGTATGAGATATTCCTAAACGATTAGGAGATTTTCCAAGATTAGATATACTTATTTTTCTTTTTGATTCTTCTGATAAATGTTTTCCAATATGTGATTTACTTATTTTTTCTTTCGTTTTTTCAGAATGATGATATGTTCCTTTTATTCTCATCTTATTTCCTTCCGATTAAAATCCAAACTTTTTAAAAAATTTATCTCTCTTTTTAATAAATCTTTTAAATTCTTCTGTAACATTTTCATTCTCAATTGGTTTTGAATATCCTTGTTTGGTATCAGATTCTCCAGCGGGAATTATAATCATCTTTTTTGTTCCAAATTTGCATACTGCCTCAGCTCCTAATTGCATCATATCCCTTGCTGAACCTACCTTTATATCTACTACTGTGGGAATTTTTTCCCATTTGCAGAAGAAATCGGCTCTCCCCTTATAAAGATGTTCATCATTTATTACTTCAACTTCAAATTCTGGTTCTTCTATTTTGTCAATACAATTTTCCATAACTTTTTTATAACTGCAATCCTCTATACTTAATTTCAAATTTCCTTTCTGAACTATGGCTAAATCCTCAATCAACCCTTTCTCCTCACAAAAAATAGTGATATTTTCTATCCACTTCTTTGTCTTAATAAATTCATATATCAATTCGTGGATAATTTTGCCCCTGCTGGAATATTGATTAAGTTCAAATTCTGGAATCATAAATATTTTATCATAATTGCAAACGCTGGTAATCCAAACATAGGCGATATTATTTACTATAGTAAATCCAATATTCTTAAATTTCTCCGATACTGCTTCTGCCCTGCAATTATTCTTCTCCAGATTAAACTGCCCTTTTAATTCTGCCTTGCCTTGTAAATATGCTTCTCTTATTTGCTCTTTAGTTAATCCTTCGGTATTCACCTTCATACCAAACCCCGGTTTCCAATTCTCAAAACTGGCCGTGCTAATAGTCCCACTAACTCCCATATTAATTTCCATTACTCTATTTGACAGCAGGTCCTCTTTCTCGTTCATATTTTGTAACAATTCACTCAATAATGTATCAAATCTAACTTTTACATTATCGATTTCTTTCTTATTCATTTTTTACTCCTTTTTCAAAATATTTTTTAAGTATCTGATTTAGTAAAAAAGTCATCGAACATCCCAACTCCCTCGCCTTCAATTGTAAGGGTTTATGATATTCTCTGGCTATCCATATTGTTTTATTTCTTGCTCTTTGTCTTATTATTGCTGGATGTAGCATATATATCCTCTCCTTTCTTTTTTTTATTTTTGGTATGCCTTGAATACCTAAGAAAACACTCTTTTTCGCGTAGTTAATTTTTCTGGTATATTATAATATAGCTACTTCAAATATTGGTGGAGGCGTCGGGAATCGAACCCGAGTATAGCATCTTTCCTATCTAAAGACTCCAAGGTTATAAATCTATTTATCTTTAGGAGGGACCCGCCCGTTGGAAGATAACTATCGAAACCTGTCGCCCCCATATTAAAATAATATTTGTTGCTCTATATCTTTTTCTTTAATCGTTTCCGTATCGTCTTTTAATGCCAGGTAATCTTGGTCTATATATTTTGGCTGTAACTTATAATCCATATACTTATATAAATCTTTTTTAATATAAAAATCTTTTTGTATTTCTAATAATCTCTTAGATATACTCTCGCCAAATATTCCCCAATTTATACTTTGCGGTAATTGGAAATAATTCATTTTCCCCACTTTAAACTCATCTACAAAATCTTTAGTTAATTCCAATATTTTTAAGGTTTGCTCTGGATCTATAACTGGTTCAAAACTAACCCAAGTCCGAATACCTTCTTGATGTAATTTTCTTAATACGCATATTCTTTCTCCAGTTGATGCAGCTTTAGGCTCGTAATATTCATTTTGTTTTTTATCTAAGAGGGTTAAAGTAGCTCCTACTTTTATCTTCTTAAATTTTTTGAATAAATCCAAATCCCTTAGTATCCGATTCCCGCCTTTAGATAGGATAGCGACAGGAACATCATATTGATTAAGTATTTCCAGAGTTTCTCTTGTTTTTTTGTATTCTATATCTGCAATACAATAGGGGTCTCCGAGAAAACTTAATAATACTTGTTTATTTATTTCCTGCTTTTTTAGTTGATTCTCTAGTCCCGAAATAAGATTTTCTCTAAGTTTTACCTTTTCGTTATTAACATAGAGATTTTTGATATAGCAATATCTGCAAGCGTAGTCACATCCAATATAGATATTCAATGCGTAAGGACTGTATTCCTTCGCTTTGCCTTGAGGTTTATAGATTATACCCATCTCTTTTTTACCCCTTTTTGCTTATTATATAAATTATATACTAATTATAAATAAAAGTCAACATATTTTTTATGAGGATTGGGAAGCACTAAATCTCCAATGATTAAATTAATCACAGATATATTCTAACGTCCCCAATCCCGATATTTTGATAGAGATTAAAAAGCAATTAATTTCTAATAAAAGTTAATTTACATCTGCTCCTTAACATTTTTAATCTCTCGGGTCAGGGATTTCAGTTATTTCTAATTTCTCTCCGCAACAATCACAATAACTATCTTTGTATTTCAAAGCCCAACCCCAAAATATCTTTCCGCATTTTTTACAAATCGCCTTTGGCATTTTCTTCTCCTTTCATAACCAGTGCATAATTTTAACTTTATAAAATTTCAAATCTAATTGTCTTCCAGTTATCTTCTTAACTTCTGCAAAATGGCAAGGATTAAATTTTAATTGTTTATAACAATTATCGCAAACATCTCTTCCTTTTTCTACAAACTTATCACAATAAAAAACCCTATGGCAATGGTCAATTTTCTTTTTACATTCCCAGCACTTCATTTTATTTCTCCTTTTTTAGTAAACGTTTTACTATAAACTTTCTTAATCCAATTTTGAAATTCTTGTAATGTCATTGTATCTTTTGCTCGATTACAAACAAAACAACAAGGAACGACATTATCTATCGTATATCCTTTATTGTTTTCTATTCTATCTAATCCATTATAAATATATTCTCCATAACAATGTCCCCATTTAGCTATAGTATTTGGTTTTGTTCCACAATAGAAACAATCTTTTTGTGTTAATTCAATAAATTGTTTTTCTGTTAAATTAAAATTATATCCTCTACTTCTTGCTCCACCTTTATAATTATTTATTATCGCTCTTATGGTGGAAAGTCCCGATTTTAATCTTCTGATATTCCCTATAATTTCTTTTTGTAAACAACCACAACTTTTAGTAGCTCCACTTGTTAAACTTGTTACCAAAATAATTTTGCTTTTGCCACAAGAACATTTACACAACCATCTTGTATTTTCCCACTTATCGTTAGGTTCTCTTCTAATTACCGTTAATCTCCCAAACTTTTGCCCTGTTATATCTATTAATTTTGACATTTATTTTTTACCTCATATAATTATTGTTTATTATATTTTAAGGAAATAAGTGAATTCAGTGGTGAATATATTCTGATGGTCAAGTAACCTAAATTTTAACCTGCTTCTATTTTGTTTACAACCGGTATAATGTTCTACTTCTCTTGCAAACTGTATAAAATTTATTCTGCTTTCATTAAATGGTGCGTAATTATCTTTTTTAATTATATCCATTTTAATCTCCTTTCTTTAAGATATTAAAACTATCAGCGAAACTTAATCTACTTGAATTTGCAAGGAATTTATTCCAACCGCTATAATAACTTCCTCTCATATCACTATGATGCTGATGAAGAATATGAAAGGTTTCGTGTATAAACACAAAAGCTAAAACTCGATTAAAATTTAAAAATATTAAATGGTTTTCATAAGTATCTCTCCATCTCTTCTTTATAAAATCTATATCTAAATATTTTTTAGGTAATGCTATCTCAATCTTTGTCCACGCCCATCCTAAGATAAATCTACTTGTAGTGTATCTAACTTTTACCAGCAACTTGTTATGATCGCTTAACTTCTCCTGGCAACATCTCGTAAATAATTCTTTTAATTCTTTAGTATCATAATCCGTTTCGTTGATAACTTTCATTCAATCTCCTCTCTTAATTGTTTCTGATAAGGTGTATTAATTTAGTTTTAATATCAACCCTAACAAGATTATCTCCGATTAATATTAAATTCATTTCCAAATATCCCCTAATTGCTATAATTTTGCCCTTAGAAGAGGTTTTCATCCCTCAAAATACTTGCCAAGATATATCTATACATAATCCGAAAAAGCGAATTTTACTTGAAATCGTTGATACATATACATTTTATTCAATTTTAGAAAAATATCGATGTCGTAGGACGCTCCAGGATGCGTTTCTTTCCTTTAGAGGTATAATCATAAGCAACTTTTTGATATTATTTATAATTCTTCTAATAATAATGATGGTTGGAATGGTTTTGTTAATTTAGCATTTTTTATCAAATTATCTTTTTTGGATAATAACCGCAAATTTTCCAATTCCCAACATCTCTTAAAATCTATATGCTCTGGTTTAGTAAAATTAAATACACTTATAGGTATGATATGGTCTATATGCAATTCTCCCCTTTTAACGTCTTCCCAAGTATAACCTTCTGGCATAGTAGATAATAATCTAATAATTAAATCGTTTAGTTTATAACCTACAAGGTCTTCCCAATGTCTACCATTTTTATTACTTTTAACTTTTTTACAATATCTTAGAGATTGATTTATTGCTTTACTTATTTTCATCCTAAGATTATATTTTAAATCTGTTTTGTGTCTATTTTTCGCATACTCCATTTGCCATTTATGTATTTTTTCATAATTTTTATTATAATATCTTTTACTATTTTCATGTCTTTCTTTAAGATGTTCTTTCCAATATTTTTTATTTTTCTCTTTTATATCTTTTTTATGTTCATTTCGATATATTTTTGCCGCTTTTCTTTTTTTATCCCCATTAAGTTTAAGATATTCCTTATTATATCTTTCCTTTGCCTTTATAAGTTTTTCTTTATATATTGGAGTTAATTTATCAGGGTATTCTTTATAATATTTTTCAGCCTCATTTATTTTTCTTTTTAATTTAATATAATATTGTTTTAATTCCATAATCTTCTCCTAACAAAAAAGGCACATTTCGGTTGGTAATAAGGAACAGTTAATATTCCTAAACCTACTTTGTGCCTTTTATAAACTAAAAAAACTGCTCACTTATTACCTATTAAATTATATCATATTTATTTGGAATTATCAAATATTAATCTCCTTTTTAATACCATTTATAAGGTAATGTTTTAATCTCTGAATAATTCTGAGCGTATATTTTACAACCATAATCTAATTTCTCTGCATAACATATCCGGTAACTTCCATTCAATAGCCAGGCAATAGGTTTTGTATTTTTAGGTATATCATTCTTTTTGATATTATAAATCAATTCTACTTCTCCGATAATGTTAAAAGTTCTCTGTCCTTTTATAATCCATCTATACTTTGAAAAATTATTAAGGTCTATTCTTAAATTGCATTTTCTCAACCAATTTACAAAGCCATTTTTGGTCCTGAAAGCATTTTCTCCTTGTCCATATTCATTTTGGATTAAATATTTATATCCCATTTGTGATTTTTCTTTTCTCTTTTTTTCGCTTAATATTGTTACATCTAACATTTTAAAAACCCCCTTCTTAAATAGTAATCTTAATTATAATTTTCTGATATAATCATTTTGAAGTTTAAAATATCCTACTTTATTTCCGTTTAAATCATATATTGGATTTTCTTCCCTGCCTATCTCAATCCATTCGATAACATCTTTTAAACATCTAACAAGTTCAATCTCTTTATTGCCTTTTTGAAAAGCTTCATTATCAGTTTCAATTTTGATTTTTAACATTTTAGAATCCTCCTTTTATTTCTTTCTTATATCATTATAACTTTCTTAACTTTTAATGTTTCGATATTACTGCTTAATTCTTCTTCATCAATACCGCCATTCAGATAACGACATTGATATTGTAGAAAATCCACAATGACTTCTTTCCTAACCATTTTTCTTTTAGGGAAGTCCGATAACCCGCATCCATCCAGAATATTAGTATCCGTCCCATATCTTTTATTTGCTCTTAGCTCATCTACGACTATTTTAATTTCTTTCTTATTCATTCTTTTAAACTCCTTTCTTGTTTTATTTCACCAGCGGTTTTTAGACCGCATCACACTTCCTATCCTTTTGTCTCCTCTTGTATAACTTCCTTGTATATTTATATATATCAAAGGATAACTTGTCTTTAAATAATCTTTCCTTCTCTTCTCTGCTTTTTTTGTTTATATTCTTTAGTGCTCTCATCTTTTATCTCCTTTCGATTTTCCATAATTATCTAAATAATTATAAGCATCTTTATTATTTCGAAATATTGTACTTACTCCATCGATTTGGATTTCAGTATAATCCAATCCATACCAAGTCCAAAATTGTCTATGATGGATTTTTTCTTCAAACCAATTTACTTTCTCATTTAATCTTTTATGACTTATTCTTATCCCCATTTTTTATCTCCTTCCAAAACTCTTTTGATTTAGATTATATATTTTTGTTCCTGATTTAATGAAGGCATTTGAATTTGGAATTATAGTTCTTATTCTTATCTGGTTACTTTCGAAAGTAATAATGGTCACTATACCATGTTCTCTGTCTATGATTGCCACATCACTATTTTCTTTTGCAAATCTGTAAAGTCTTTCTTTTCCGAGTGCAACTATGCTGCCTACCGCTGCATCTACATCTATACCGTTTTCTATAAATCTTGAAATAGAATGGTCGGTGCTTCTTACATCAAACTCTGTTCCGTTATATTTGAATTTTAAAAGACTGACTCCGTGATTTGTGTCGAGTGTTTTTTGAAACTTGTCCATTTTTTCATCTCCTTCTTTATCCTATTGTAAATATTATATATAATTTATTTATAACTGTCAAGTTTTGGAGTGAAAAAAAATGCTTGAAACCGTTGGTATGTATGGCTCAAAAATAAAGTTTAAAACTACTTTTTATATTTTGTTAATTTCGGTGGTTTTTAAATAATTTTTTGGATTATCTTAACTGATTTTTAATGAAGGTTGGAATGGTTTATTTAATTTATTATATTTTATATGATTTTCTTTTGCTGGAAACAACCTTAAATTATTTAAAGCCCAACATCTTTTAAAATCTATATGTTCTGGTTTAGTGAAGTTAAAAGCGGAAATAGGTATTATATGGTCAATATGTAATTTACCTTCGAAATAATCTTGCCAAATATATCCCTCAGGGATTGTCTTTATTAAATGCTTCATTAAATCATTTAAGGAATAACCAACTAAACCTTCCCAATGTCTACCATTTTTATTCCCTTTTAAAGATTGCCATATTGCTACTCTTATTCTATTATCAAGATTATATTTTAAATCTATTCTTCTTCTATTTCTTGCACGTTTATTTTGTTTTTCTTTATTGTTTTTTCGATATTGATTAGAATATCTATTTAAAATTTCTTTATTATCCTTACGATACTTTTCCATATATATTTTTATTTTATTTTTATTTTGTTTGTAAAATTTTCGCTGATATTCGGCATTTTTCTCGGGATGTTCTCTATGGAATTTTTCTTGATATTTTTTTCCATATCCTTTATTTAATAACTGAAATTTTCGTTGATATTCAGCATTCTTCTTGGGATGTATTTTATAAAATTTTTCGATATATCTTTTAAGTTTTTTAGGATTATTTTTATGATATTCCTGTTGGTATAATTTCTCTTTTATTTTATTTTCATAACTCATAACTATTCTCCTTTCTTATTCTTATTTATTATTATAACATATAAAAAGAGAATAGTAAATAAAAAATTTTACTTATTATTGTTATTATTACTATTATTGTTATTATTATTATTCTTCTTATTCTTTACTGTAAAGGTATGCTAAGGGTATGCAAGCCATTACAATCGTTTATCTATTTGAGTTATAGCACTTTTAATGATATAATTCTTAATAAAGAATTAGAAGGAATTAGTGATGCCATCTATAAGCAAAAATAAACGTAAAATGGTTTATGAAAAATTTTCTGGGAAATGTTGTTATTGTGGGGATGCCCTCAATTTAGAAGATTTTAATGTAGACCATATTATTCCTAAATCTCATAGAGGTAAAGGTAATATTGATAACCTAATGCCATCCTGCTCGTTTTGTAATTTTACAAAAGGTGCTCTTAGTGTTGAGCAATATAGGAAAAAAATATCCAATCTACCAGAATATAATACTGCGGTTAAACTTTATTTAAAACATTTTAGAGTAAAAATACATTTTGTAAAATTCTATTTTGAGAAATAAATCATTCATAAAAAAAGCCCTCATTTACCTGAAGGCTTTTTTAAAGGAGGTATTAAAATGAATTTCACTAACGCAAAGTGCGACTACAACCCTTTAAGTTGCAGATTCTTGCAGATAAATATAAGGATAAGATAATATATATTTTTTCTTTATACTACTGGTTCAACTGTAAAGTTCATTTTTTTCTTTTGTGAGCCAGACCAATCCCATAAAACAATTAATTGGGAGTTTTTAATCAATGGAATTGTTTCTGATAAACTTTCTATAACCCAATCATAGTAATAATTTCCCGGTGTATTTGTTAAACTTGCATTTGCTTTATTTAACAAAATAGTCCCATCCGCTTGATAAACACTAATAGTTACTACATCAGGAATATCTGGTTCTACGCTTCCTAATTTAACAATGGAAGCAGTAAATCTTATTTTATCTCCGATTAAATATTTTTCCATTTTAATCACCTCGATATATTTAATAATTTTAATGCTGGTTGGAAAGGTCTAATCAATTTATTATATTTTATATGATTTTCTTTTGCTGGTAATAATCTTAAATTATTTAATGCCCAGCATTTCTTAAAATCAGGATTCTCTGGTTTATCAAAATTAAAAACAGATATAGGTATAATATGGTCTATATGTAATTTATTATTTAAAAAATCCTGCCAAGTATAATATTCTGGAATTGTAGATTTAAGATGTTTAATCAACTCAATTAATTTATAATTAACTAAACCTTCCCAATGCCTATTATTTTTATTGCCTTTTAGAGATTGCCATATTGCTAAACGCATTTTATTATTAAGATTATATTTTAAATCTATTCTTCGTTTTATTTTACAATATTGTTTCATAAAATTAGGATGACTTTTAAACCAATTTTCTCTCAATTTTTTTATCCTTTCAGGATTATTTTTCCTCCATTGTTTAATACCTTCTCTATAATAATCAATATTATTTTGAGAATATTGTCTACCATATTCCCTTCGTTCTTCGATATGATTTCTATAACATTTTTGATTTATTTTCTTTACTTTTTCGGGATTATCTTTACGCCATTGTTTACAATCTTGTGTTAATTTATCTCTATTCTTTTTACTATATTCTTTATGATATTTTTTATTATATTTCTTAATATGTCCTTTTTTATCTTTTCGATATTTCTTCATATATTTTTTCTTATCAAACATAAAATTCTCCTTAATAAATAAAATAGGGAATCAAGAGTGGAACGGAAAATATACAGTCGAAGGTATATTCTTAATATCTCTTAATTCCCCATTTATATATTTTGGAAAATCGACTTTATTTCCGTTCCATTTCTTTAATAAAATTATATCATATAAAGATATTTTTATCAAATTATTATTACCTTCTTTATCTGATAATTGCCAACTCACTCTCATTTCTGATAATTGCCAACTCACTCTCATTTCTGATAATTGCCAACTCACTCTCATTTCTGATTATATCCAAAGTTGCTTGAGAGAAAAAGAACTTTCTCAAAACTCCGTTTATATTAGTTTCTAATTCTATTATACTAGAAGCTTCTTTGGTAAGTTGCTTTCTCGCAATAGCTCCTATAATATCAGTTGCCATAATAAACTGACTGCTCGCTTCTTCTATTTTCCCTTTTGATAACTGTCCCAAAATTTCAGATATTAATTCATAGGTGGTGGAAGTTTCCCTGGCCTCTCTGGCTAATATTCCTTCTATATTAGTATAGATAAATATAGTTTCGGAAGTTTCTTTAATTTTACCCTTACTTAATTCTCCTTCAATATTAGTATATAAATCTATATCTTGAGAAGTTTCTTCAATCCTACCTTTATTTAATAATCCAATTATATTAGTAACTAATTGATAATTGGAGCTCGCTTGTTCTATTTCTCCTCTGGCCAACGTTCCTGAAAGATTAGAAGTTATATTAATAATTGTTGAAACAATTTCTATCTTGCCCTTATTTAATATTCCTAATAATTGAGTAGATAATTGGTAAGCAGAAATTGCATTCTCAATCTTTCCTTTGATGAGTATTCCAGATATTATTGTCTGTAGGCCATAAATCGATAAAGCATCCTCTATCTTTCCCTTCGATAATTCTCCACCGATTAGGGAAGCCAGATTATAAATTGAAGAAACTTCCCCTATCTTACCCTTAGCCAATTCACCTGAAATTGAGGTTTGTAAATTAAAAGCAGAAATCGCCTCTTCTATATTACCTTTAGATAAAGCTCCCGATAACAAAGTTTTTAAATCAAATATAGAAGAGGCATTTTCTATTTTCCCTTTATTCAATTCCCCGATTATAGAAGTCATCAAGGAATAAATCGATAAAGTTAAGAATTTATTATATAATAATCCTGATATTGAAGTTTCCAGATTGAAGATAGAAGAAATACTTTCAATTTTTCCCTTTGCTAATATTCCTAATATTGAAGTTTCTAAATTGTAAGTTGATAAAGCATTTTCGGTTTTACCTTTTAACAGTTCACCATTAATAAGAGAAGTTAAAGAATAAATTGAGAAAGTTTCACTTATCTTTCCTTTAGATAATATTCCAATTATTAAAGTAGATAAGGAATAAACCGATGCCCTTTCTTTAATCTTCCCCTTGCTTAATGTTCCAGATATATCAGTCTGCAAGAAATAAACAGAAATAGCTTCTTTGGTTTCTCCTAAAACTATGTTACCTCTATTAAATAGGCTTCGGTTAAAATAATTTCTATTAAACATTGAGATTCCTCATCTAAAAATTAGTTCCCATCATAATCGCATTGCCACCTACTTCTGCAGTTGCCCCTGTGCCATAAAGACTCAGAGAAAGATGGGCAGTCACTGTAAAATTAGCATTTGTGCAAGGTATTTGATCATCTACTTTCCACCAGAGACCAGTACTTGCATCTTGATTTACCTCTATCCACCCCGAAGTAAAATACACCCCGATATAATTCCCAGCAACCACATCAAGGTTAACAGGAAAGGTTTGCTTTGATCCACTAGTTACAGAACCAATGGAAGTATAACTACGGGTAGAAAGAGTATTACCTGACACTATATAAAAGATAGCAACTTCAACCTTACTCATATTCGACTCAGCCCAAATCTCTACTGAAGTTATTTTACCAGTATCATTTGCAGGATTGTTTGCATTTACATAAGTATAACCACTACCTTGTCTGAAATCCCCATTAATAGCCGCACTACCTATATCAATAGCAGCCAAATTTAATCTATCTATCTTTTTTAATTCTTTATATTTATCATCTAATAATTTTATATCAACCTTATGCATCAAATTACATTTAGGACAAATCAAAATATACTCTTGTAAATAATAAAATAAATTATTATCAAAGGAATAATCTTTATGACATCTACAACATTTTATTAATTTCTTTTTCCAGATAATCATTAATTTACTCCTTTCTATGCAGGTACTGCGAAAGCTAAAAGTGATGCACCAAAATAATTAGTGCCATCCCAATAAAAACAAATCATATCAATTTTATTAGCACCCGTAGATAAAGTAGGTTTCGTCCCAGCTGGAAACATTACCGTAGCAGGCCAAGTCGCAGTCCTTGAACCTGTCGCATCTTGCTTTAAAATTAAAGTTAGATTGCAAGGTTTAGAAGGTGCAGTAAAGGTGAAAACTTCATTAAATGCTCCAAAGGTGAAATAGAATTTTATACCTAGCTTCCAATCTATTGTAGTCGTTCCGTCCCCAGTCGCTATTTGTTGAGTAAACCCTATGGAATGAGCACCTGCATCCATTTCTCCACCTAATTCTGGAGTAGTGTCTTCTACTACGCTTTCTATTTTCACACTATCAAGTTCACTGATATTCGCCTTCAAAGTATCATAATCATAAGCAGTAAACATTCTTGCAATTGCTGTTCCAGAATCCCACGCCTTTGCAGTTCCCTGAAATCCTCTGGTAACGGTAGTTAATGCATTATCCGTCTTAACTCCGTATAGTATTGTTTCAGCATCTTCTCCTGTTCCGATTACTGCAAGATTAGGAGCAGCCGGCAAAATCGAACCATCTATTACATTAATTGTCTGAACAGAATCATTAATAGCTCCATCCAAAGTAGTTGCAGGAGAATTTACTTTCCCAGCATACATTGTATCCATATCATCACTTCCTTCAAATATATATAGAAGGATAGCTCCACTATTTATCAATGAAACTATCCTTTTATTTCTTTATAATATTATGCTACTACATCAACCTTAATCTGCAAATCTTCATCAGGATATCTCAAGTTATCACCATCTCCAATGGTAAGAGGAGTCTCTAATTCACCATAGAATATAATATGGTCTATTGTCACTTCATCATTTTCATCAGAAATAAATGAATGAGTAATCTCTCCCCACGGTCCTGAAGCCACAGGTGAATCTATTACCCCATCATTAGTAGAAATCTTCGCGGTTGATGTATGCCAAGTGTTGCAAACTGTTCTACTGTAATTCATTGCTACTGGTTCGGCAATTCCCGAAGCATCATCAGTCGGATCTGCTGTCGATAAACCCAAATAAAGATTTGTCGGAACGCTTAACGGTGTATTCATAAAGATATGGTCTAACATTAAAGCTGCCCAAGTATTACAAACTCCACCAGTTACCCATTCTACTTCTACTGCTTCCGCTTCAATATATAGATTCATTCCCAGCGTGACGTTCATAGCTATTTTTATTCGATTACAACTTGCGGTTAAACTACCTGTAATAGTAATAGTAGTAGTATCATTATCAGCAATTGGAAACCAAGCTCCGCCATTATAACTTCCTTCCACATAAGCCCAAACATACTTTCCGATCTCTGTATCCACAGTCCAGGTCCCTGCTGTTCTGGTAAAAATAGTATCCCCCGTTCTTGTTCCTGCAATAGGGGGAGCTAAATCGAACTTACCAATTAAATTAGCCGCTTCATCTTCAATTCCCACAAAATCTATAAAACTCCAATCCGCACCCGCTTCAGGAAAATCCGATTGAGCGGTATTGGTTATACTTCTGGTAGCCGCAACAGCCGCATTCCAAGCATCGCATAACACTCGTGCATAGGTTGCACCAGGACATACTACACCACCATCTTCAGGATTCCCTTTGTAAAGAGTAAAATATAAATGGGTTGTCGGAGTATACTCTGCTACTTTAAGCACGTGGTCAAGCATCTTGTTCACAACGTAATTTGATAAAATAGGAATTCCCATAGAATCATCTCCTTTCTTTTAAAAACTAAATTCAATTCCTGCTTTTAGATAATATTTATCTAAAGCAAATTCAAAATCTTTTGCATTAAATAGATTTAATCCTGCTCCAATTACAATATTATCGCTTATATTATAGCATAAATCTATTCCTGCTTTGACATTGCTAAAATCATATCCCGTAACATTAAAGCTGAACTTTTTCCAATCCCATAACTGATAACTCACACCGGGATAAAAATCCTTATCAGTAGAATCATAAATAAGATTAAAACTTAAATTATAATCTTTTCCTTTAATTACTTCAATCTTATTCCCCGCTTGCAAATCTCCGATTACTTCTTCCACATTTCGATGTCTGGTTATAGTAACTCCGCTTTCCAAAGAAACAAGATTACCTTTTGTATCTTCATATAGAACGATTTTTCCATCTCCTGTATTAATTAATATTTTATCAGGACTCGCTTGAAATTCATTAATCCTTTCTTCAAATTCTGCCCTTGCTACATCAATCTTTTCCTGATTAACTTCCGGCTCTTTTTTAAGTTCTATTATTTCTGCTTTTTTTGATTCATAGGTTGGAGTTTCTACTTTTACCGTTACTTTCTCCTTTAAAGTTTCTCCTACTACCTTTTTCTGTATTTCCGCTAATTCAGTAGATAAGGTTAGGATAATCCCTTGTTGTTTTTGTAATAGTTCAATTGTTTTTAATTCTTGACTGGTCTTTATCCCTCGCTCCTTCCATTCTTTATAAAATTGCCAACCTTTAAATCCAACAAAAATCAAAGCCATAATAATCAATATAACAAAAATAAATCTAAATATCTTTTTCAATATTATCACCTTCTTTTAGATATTCCTTCTGTATATTTTTATAAATCTTTTTTATCCAGTCGCTAAATTCTTTCATTGTTGATATTCCTTTTGCTGTATTACATTTTATACAACAAGGAACAATATTTTTTATTGTATATCCTTTGGAATTATCAACTCTATCAATACCATTATAAATGTAAGCTCCATTATTATGTCTATTTTTTTGTATATTATTTGGTTTCGCTCCACAATAATAACAATCCTGTCTTGTCAATTCCTTAAATTGTTTTTCTGTTAATTTATATTCAAACCCTCGTTTCTTTGCACTTGCTTTATACATTCCTATTCTTGTTCGCGTACTTGCAAGTCCATAATCCAATTTATGGTTTCCTTCTTTATGTAGACAACCACAACTTCGAGTGCCACCACTTCTTAAAGAAATTGCATAAACAATTTTTTCCATCCCACAATTACATCTGCATAACCACATTGTTTTATTACATTTATTATTAACTCTTTTGATTACTGTTAATCTTCCAAAGATATTACCAGTTAAGTCTATAAATTTACCCATAATAATCTCCTGTAACTATTATATCATAAGCCTTTCCTGTTATCAAGATTATTATTTCCTTCTAAATATACTTATGATTTTATTCGCTATCCAGAGGATTGTTTTTCCAATACCTTTAACTAAAGCTATAAACCACTTATACCAATCTTGAATAAAATCGTTAATATGAAAGATTGTATATATTCCTGCCATCGTTAGGAATACAAAGAAAATCATTTTCAGATATAACATATTTTATATTCTCCTTTCTAATAGTATTATCTCTTTACTCCACCTAATTTATCCGCCCAATTTTCAGGGAAATGTTTATAATAATTTTCTATCTTTAATATGTGTAAATTTGTTAAACCAGCCATTATGAAAGACGGTAAAGATACTATTGGTAGATATAACCACCCTAACATTTTTGACTGTAAGGTGTGCCCATATTCGTGATTAACCATATTCATATCGCAATCATATTGTAGGAATATATAATGTCCTAAAGATAATCCACCTGGGAATCCTACGATATAATATACAACAGAATCCTTATATATCCGTACTTGTGGTAAAGATTTTTTATAAATAAAATAAATGAGCATAGCTAATATATTCTGAGGTAATTGCCATAGATATTTCATAACATCATATCCTTTCTTATCAAGCCCCCGTTTAGGTTTCTATCAAACAAGTTATGGGTAGGAGGTTACCAGTCACCACCTGTTAATAAAACTTGAATTAAACCTTGCGGAGGCTTGTTTTATTTATTTGTTAAAATTTATCTTCCAACTCAAAGTAACTCCATTTATAATCATAACATTTAACTGGAGAAGACCCGATATAATTTAAAAATCTTTCAGTAGAATAAGCAGAAATATTAATTGAATTTTTTGATACTTGACGAGTAACTTTGAAACTTAATTTATTTAATTGCTCCAATAACCACTCTACATCTGAAATAGTGAATCCACAAGTATATAATGTAATATGTGCTCTACCATTTTTACTATCTCCTATTTTATTATGTATCAAACAACCATCTCCAATATACCATTGACGGCAAGTTAAAGGAGTCAATTCAATATCTTTAGGGACTATTTTTATGCCTTCTGGATAAAATCTTTCATAAATATTCAATAATTCTACATAACAACGAGAAGCATAAAAATAAGAAATATTCCCTTGTCTTGTATTTATTCTTTTGTTTATTTTGCCTACTTGTTTTATACCAAAAGAATTTAAAGTATCTTTTACATATTCAACATACTCAAGATATTTAGAACCATACATAAATCTTGCCGAATAAATAGAGCGTGAATCCAAACACCCATCTCCTAAAAGTTCGCCATTTAACCATTCGATTGCTTCTTGGGATAAATTACAATGATTTTTTCGTCTCAAATGATTCGCTTCATTATAAGAACGGCAAGGAATATCTAATTTTACTAATTCTCTATAAAGTGAACTCCTATCTATTTTATATAATTCAGAAATTCGAGATATAGATAATTCATCTTTTATATATTTATCCCCTAACCATTTTTTATTTTGATATAATTTTAACATAATAATCTCCTGTAACTATTATATCATAAGCCTTTCCAGTCATCAACTATTATTATAATCTACCATATTTAATTATTTATTCTGTTTCCCAAAGTCTATTTTCCAATTGAAGGTAACCCCGTTGCTATACTTTATCCATACTGACCTTATTAAACCATTATTACAGGATACACAATTTCTTATTCCAATGTCATTTTCCCATTTGCATACTTGACAACTGGAATTCCAACTTACTTTTGAAGCGAGTAATACTGTTTCTTTTCCTTCTGCATTAAATCCCTTTACTGAAAAGCATCCTTTATTTTCTATTGCTTTTATTGTGCTTCCTGCTTTTACTTCTGTATCTCCGCAAGTAGAACAATATACTTTTAAATGTTTTAATTCTATATCAGATAAAAGGACTTCCGCTTCTCCCACTGTTTCCTTTTCCTTTTTCTTATTTACATTTATACCATAAAGAGTAAGCAATACCGCTAAAATTATAATAATCCAAACTGCCATTTAAAACCATCTCCTTTTATTATTTTTTAATTACTTTAATCCAAGTAGCATCCATAAGACCTAAATAACATGCTGAAATAAATATCAGAATTTCTTTATTAGGAGTTATATAATCAATAGAATTCCCTGTATAGTTACCAGTTTTAAGATTCCGATTCCCTCTAAATTCGCCATTACCAAAAGTATGCTTCCAAATAATTTTATCTCCATTAATAGGCACTTCTCTAATTTCATTTATATCAGCATATCCCTTTACTATGAAATGTAATCTCTCCATAGATTTGCATTCATAAGGCATATTTTTAATATAGTCTGGGAATACATGCAGGATTCTTATTTCTTCTTCTAATGGCTCAACTGGTTTAGTTTTCTCTTTCTTCATGTATCTTGAATATAGAATATATAATCCTACCAATATCCATATAGTTAGTATTATGATAAAAAATGTATTGCTATTCATTCTTATCACCTCACTTTTTTTAAAAATTCATCCAGATTTTTTATGCTCCCTGAATATACCAGAGCTTCTCCGTATTTTTTGATATACCAAAATCTTGAAGGATTAGGTTTTATCATATCTAAATGTATATGATTGGGATATATCCCTATTCTTAAAAAAGCCATCTTCTCACATATCAAAGCCAATGCTATTAATTCTATCCCAATAACTTTAATATCTACTGCTTCCCCAAATACATGTGGAGAATTAGGGTATCCACCGACCCTTGCATTTTCAGCAGGACACCTTCTACCGCTATTAATGATAACTTCCTTTTGGAGATATTCTTCCAAAACTATCAATTCTTCAATAAGACTGACATTCATCTTTTGTTCTTTTCCTTTGCAAATATTGCATGGACAGCCACATTTCTTGATAATGCTTATGTATCTATTCTCGCTCATTTTTTTCTCCTTCTTTTTCAATATTATTTCTAATATTATGCCCATCCATTTTGCTTCTTACATTAAAATAATAAGCTGATATTACTCCCCATGCTCCAAGTTCTGCTATTATTATTCCTAACCAAGTTTCTGAAATCTCTCTACCAAATATTAATAAAATAGTAGTAATTACCATTTGTATAAGAATAATAGTTGTAAAAAAACTTACTATCGTCCTACGCAAAGTTAAATTATCCCAAGTATCCATAATCCTATCCAGAGACTTGATTAGTCTTATTATTCGTCTTTCTATTCCCATAAATCCCTTTCCAAATATAAGCAGTTACGCTAATTATAAGTATTCCAAAAAGTCCTAATGTCCAATTCCAGCTTCCTGTTAAACCTTCAATCTTATTGCATAAAGATATTATACCTTGTTCAGTTACAGTTACTCTACTTTCTAAAGTATTCGCTTTCTCTGTAGTGGTAATGAGATTTTTTTCAATCCTTAATGCACTCTCATTAATATAAGTTACCTTCTCATTTAACTGAATTAATAATTCCCTTTCAGTTAATTCTATTTGAGCATAACCAATTCCCGAACTCAAACTAAATATCAATACTGCAATAATTATTAAAATAATTTTCTTCATATCTTAATTCATCTCCTTCCTATGATATATATTCATAAGTAATCAATTTCCATATTGCAAATCCTTCAGTTGCATCGGTACAGATATAAGCATCTTCATATACCCAGATACTTCCCTTGCTGTATCCTAAAGTTTCATCATCAGTTACTAAAGGATAAGTTATCGCTTCAAAGTTATTCTTTACTACATTAGTTGCTAATATTCCAATACTGCTATCGGCAGGATACTGTCCATTCCCTAATTTAACCTGCCCTATGATAGTGGCCAAGTCTTCTACAATCTGTCTTAATTCATTTATTATATTTAATTCATCATAATTATCTTCAGTACTTACTCTTCCATCCCCGGCACTTTGCTGTGAGTAAAAATGTTTAGCCATATTTTATACCTCCAATTCTAAACTTAATAATAATTCATTCCCCGAAACATAATTACCATCAATTTTCCTAATTTTAGCTAATATAGCTATCCTAAATAATATCTCTCCCATTCCATCTGCTTTGAATAATGATAATATCTCCCCTTCTCCATCCTCTTTAAATTTATGCTTTCCATCCCCTATTAAAATAACATCCCCTCGTTCAAAGGGTATTGGTATATCATAATCAATGGAAACTTTTAATTTTATTATCTGAAATTTATTCAGATAATCATTTATAACTTCCTTATTAACTTCTTCAGTCTGAATCAAATGATTGTTTAAAGTTATACTTCTTCTTCTACCTGCTTTGTCAATAAAACTTTGGTCAGACATTTTTTCACATCTTATTTCTCTTATGACTATCTTATAATTATATTCTTCATAAGTTGGTATAGTCGTATCATAATCCCAATCTTCATCCCAATCTGGAATTACAAAAAAATCTTCCTCTTCATCAATTATTTCTTCTTCCCATTCTTCTCCGGTTTCAGAATCAATATCTTTTAAAACCATATAAGGTTCTTCATAATATTTCTCACCGGGAACGAGGTCAGGAATAAAGAAAATTATCTTATCATCATTTCCCCATTCCCCATCCTCAAAAACATCTATCTCATTACAACCTGAAGTTCTTCCAAGTCTTATTCCTACTCTGGTGGCTATCTCTCCTTCTGGAACATTACGAATAGTAACTGATTTTTCTACCGAAGTCGGAGAAACAATTGGTGGAACTGGTTCATAAAGTAAATTTTGTCCAGTAGTTATTTCAAAAATATCGTCACCATATCCTACTCCTAAATCATTTTTGGCTATCGCTTGAATTTTTAAAGTATCATTTGGTTTTAGATAATATCCGAATCCTTCTCCATTAAAACCACCACCTAAAATATTTAAATAAATACCTAAATCAAAATCCCCTTCAGTTTGAGATTTTGGAAAGAAGGCATCTCGATAAAAAGTTCCAGTATAATACCAACCAGTTATAAAGATTCCATTTACATCATAAATAGGATGCTCTTCAAGAGGGACCGCAACCAAATAGCCATCCCATTCTCTAGTATAACTATTTGCTCCCATTAAATCTCCACTATATTCTTTTATTATCCTAAATCCTAATCTCGTTACGATATTAGCACCTTTATTTATTAATTCACCGTTGCCTATTGCTCTTTGTGCGGATACTTCCGTGCATTCAAAAGTCGTAACGGTAGAAATATTTTTTATCCAAGTTTCAGCAATATATTTATCTTCTCCAATTTTACAATATGCTCTAAACCACCAGATTGTATGATGTTCATATTTATATTCATCTTCTGAAAGATGATATAACCTATCCCAGAAATCTACATTATTACCCTCATATTCGTATGCCCAATATTCTCCAATCTCCCAAAACTCCATCCACGTTGGTTTTTCCTTTATAACTTCTATCCCTATTGCTTCTTCTGTTGGCTCTTCGTCTTGTATGAGATATTCAAATCCCTTTTCAATTATATTCTCTCCTGATAATATTTCTCCATATAATCTTATTGCAGTTTGTGTCGAATCTGGCTCTGCTTTTATATTTATTATTTCAGGAACTATATAAGTAAGAACTAACACTGGTCGATGTAATTCTTCATCATTATCCTGTGTGCATATAAATAACATTTCATTCGTATTTGTATTAGGTGGTATTGAATTGATATCTTTATCACTTCTTAAACTGATACAGGTAATACCACTTTTAATTATCATATTAAGCCCATCATTATTAAATTCTATTTCATTATATGCATCTAAAACCCATAATGAGGTATTCAAAGAACCTCCATTTCCTTCATAATTCTCTTCTGGCCAATCATCTTCAGAAAAAGGATAATGCGAAAATTTCTGAATAGTTAAATTAAAATTAATATCGGGTAGTTCGCTATTATTACTTTCTGAATATAATTTTAAGACTGCACTAATAATTGAAGCATTTGCAGGAATGATAGAGGTATTAAAGAATAAAAATCCTCTCCATATACCATAAAAATTATGTTCAGGCATAGGTGGAAATGGACTTCCATAAGTATGATATTGTCCTACATCCATATATGCAGAATAATCATTTTTAGTTATTATGCCACTACCACTTCGGACATATGAATAAGTATCTGCACCATCACTTTCTAAATAACCATCTAAGCTTTGATAATCAATATAATATCCATAAAGACTTATTTCTATAGGTTCAGACATTATGATAACTCCTCTTCTGTTCTAAAATAATACCAAGATGAATATCTCTTATTGCCTTTGTCATCTTCTGCAAAGGCTTGAAATTTATAATTAGTATCAGGAGTTAAATCAGTTATAATATGCTCAAAGTATCCGATGCCTAAATCCGCTCCTGCTTCATTCCAAGTCTGCTCCGCTTCTTCTCCAGTTTGCCATATAAAACCTCTCTTGGTTACCAGATTCCCACCATCGTCAGTAACTGCTCCTCTAAATTTCCCGCTTGTTTCAGTTAGATTATAGATAGAGGAATAGGCCATTACTGATAACCAATTCCTTCTCATCTCTCTTTTTTCACCATTGATGATAAAATGATTATAAAGTTCGTCCAATCTCTCTTCTGTTTTCCTGATAAGATATTCATTATCATCAATCCTTTTAATTGTTTCACTTAATTCAGGTGGTGCTGGTTTAAAGCAAGGTTCTTTATTTCCATTAATATAAAATCTATATAACACCGTTTCAGTTAGCATATCCAGTGCTCTAATATAGGAAGTTCCTGAATCAAACCATACCCTATCAATCTCTTTTCCTGTAGGGATACATAAATTAGGATTGTTTAACCATAAAAATCTTTCTGATAAATTCAATATCCCTACTTCCGTCAATAGGTCAGCCACAACATTTTCAACTACTTGAGGAGTAAAATAATATAGCCATAGACAACCTACTCCACCCACTTTGGGGACATTCGGTTTCAGAAAAACAAATTCATTAATATCCCAATCATAAGTCCATTCACTGTTAAGCCATATTTCTCTGAATCCTGTTCCTATTCCCGAATCATCTAAAAAAGCTCGATAAATTCCTTTACAATCATCTTCCATTACATAATGCTCTTGGTCTGCTACAATATCATATTTTTTATTTTTACCCCACCATATCTTTTTTAAATAGGTTTCAGATAAATAAGCGATATAATCCCTACCACTTATATTACATATCTCTCCTGATTCGCTATATTGCATATCAGCTTTATCTATTATTCCATATATCCAACTCCAGTAATAATCATCAAATTCTCCTACTTCGGGTTTTAATCTTGCTCCCAAATATAACCTTACATTCCTGCCTTCTTTAATATAACCATAACAACTTGCACCTTTATCGTAAAAAGAATAACGGTCTTTAGTATTAAGAAGATTAATATTAAAAGATATTGCACAGGTATTTTGAAAGATATTAGTTATATTCGATTGAATATTAAAGGTTTTAACATCCTGCAATTCAACAAAATTACCTGTTCCATCAATATCAATTTCCGCTTTACCTAAAACTATTGTTGCGGATTTTTCAAAATCTTTTACCACTAAACCCTTCAAATCTTGCATTTATTACACCTCTATACTTCTATCAGATTAAAGCTAATATCGTATCCTTCCGCAGTCCCTATGATAGGTTTTTTCGGTATTGTTTCGGGTACAATTCTAACCGTATAATTATCTTCTCCGATTATTAAATTAAGGTCATTTTCTTTACTATTATTCACTTCTATCATTAAATCGTCCCAGACTTCATCGGTAACATAAGTTAGTTTTATATTAAAGAGGTATTTATCCTCTTTAGCATACTGCACCCTTTTAGCTCCGCTTGGAGTGGTATGAACTGTCCCCTGTAATTGATAACCATAATCTATTAAGGCATATTCAAAAGTGGTTTCGTTTCCTAAAATTCCCAGACTTATATCCATATTTATCCTCTTGCCAATATAATGTTATGTGCTCTACATTGGCTAATAAATTCGTCAAATATTATTTTACCTGAATTCTTAATTGAACTTTCATCTATCTTACTACCAGTAAATTTGAAAGCCCCTTCTTGAATTACTAAATTAATCTGATTGCTTTTTCCATTTTCTTCTTTGGGAGTTCTAACTATTTCCTCATCTTTTAAAAGAGCTAAACCTTCTCCACCTGGAATGGTAGTTCTCACCTGCCCACCTGAATGCATAGCTATTAATTTAATTCCTGCATCGCTTTCCGCTTTACTGAGTATATTTTGACTTCTGAGTCCAAGAATGTTTCCTTCTTTATCTACAACTTTATATATTTTAGTTGCCGCAGTGGCTGCCGCTTTCGCTTTTGCTGATGCTAATGCTCCTAATGTTCCTATCTGGTTATTATAAGCATCAGTAATCTTTTTTATGGCTGCATATTCTACTGAAGCACTTGAACCCGCTTGCTTCGCTGTCGCTATTAATGCATCTCTCTTCTCTTTTAATTTTTTTAATATTTCAGTTATCTCAAGGTCATACCATTCAGCTATATCTTCCATTGCTTTTTTTTCTTCTTCCGCGGACAAATCCGCTGCTTTAACATTACTTTCTAATTCTTTCCTTCTTTCCTTCAATGCATCAGTTGTATTTAATATCTTTAGAGCATACTCTCCTTCTGAAAGTGTTAATTCATCTATTCTATCCTTTACAGGTTTCATTGCATCAGTATAAGCTCCGAATGTTTCTTTTGCTGCTGCTACTACTTTTTTTCTATTCTCGTCCATTCTGGCAGCCCAATCATCAAAAGATTCCGTCCATTCTAACGTTACCTCATTAGCTTTTCTACCAAACTCATCCCAGACTTTATGAACTTCATCTAATTTAGCTGGGACCGCGGCTGCCTTTGTGCCTACTCCTTCGATAGCATTTCCGAACTCATCCAAGATTGGCGTCGCTTCCCCTGCTGATGTTCCAAGAGCAACGGTTGAGGTAGTAACCACATCCATAGGTTCTCTTATCCCATCAAGACTATTTTTTCCATCTTTTAAATTTTGATTAACTTTTATCATTTCTTCTGAAGTTAAATTATAAGCTTTTTGTAGTTTATCATTAGCATCAGCTTGAGCTATTATTGATGCAGCTTCCGCTTCTCTAATTATTTTAGCATCATTTATTACTTGGATTACCCCTTGATAAACCTTAACCCAAATAGCAAGAGCAACTCCTGCCATAGCATAATTAGCTACTAACCCTAATACGCTTATTCCCATCGCTTGTATTCCTTGAATAGATAACATTAGATTAGCATATAATTGGGTTTTCATTATAGTTCCCAATATAGTCATTGCCGAGCCTATTCCGGTAAGTAATGGTGCGAATCCTGCTGCCGATGCGATAGTATTACTAAATCCATATTTTAATTCTGACAACCAATGCTGTAATTTTTGTACATTTGTAGAAAGTTCAGCGTGTCTATCTGAGTTTTCTTTTATTACAGTTGAACTCTCTTCCAACTTTGCGGTATAGGTAGAAAACATTTCTGAAGTTATTCCTAATGATGTCTTTAATTTCTCTATATCTCCACCTGATTCAGTAACTGCTTTTCTAAATTCTGCTATCGATACTCTGGCAGTCATACCAAATTCTTGTTGTAGAATTCCCATTATTATAGCTGCATCATTTATATCCATATTCATTGCCCGCATTTGCGGTCCTAATCTACCTACCATATTAATGAATTCGCTTAACTGCATTGTGGTATTTTTTTGAATAAATCCAAAAGCAGATAAAGTTTGACCTTCTTCTCCTGCGGTAATTCCTAAAGCCTTCAAAGCAACTCCTGCTCCAGCTAAAGCGGTTGAACTTTCTCCGGTAGCATCTCCTACCATATCCCAAAATAAAGCATACTCTTTTAATGCTTCTGCACTTTCTAAACCCTGCTTCGTTCCTAAATCCATAAGAGTAAGAACTTCATTTAAAGGTAAGGTAACATCAGAAGTTGAAATAACTAAATCCCGCATTGCTTTTTCAGTTATTCCTAAATTGCTCGCTAATCTTTGAGTTAATTCTATTAATGGGGCATTACTTCTGGCTAATAATTCTATCCCAGCACCTAAGGCGGTGCAGGCTATTCCTACCCCCTGCATTTGTTTTCCTGTTGTAGTCCAATTTTTCTGCATCTCGGCATTAACTTTCGCAGTTTCGCTACTTACTTTATTTATTACGGGAGTTATTTCATCTATCCCTTTTACTATAACTTCCATTATAGAAGCCATTAATTGTTCTCCTTTTGCACTTTTCTATTATATTCCTCATAAGCTAATCTGAAAAATATCTTTTGTGCAATAGTCATATCTTGAAATTTATCTATAAATCGTATCCCAGAAATATGGAAAATAATTAACTCTTGACCTTCATCGCTTTCAGCGAAAAAATTGCAGTTCCTTCAACTGCTCTTCTCCAATCCCACTAACTTTGAATATTTCCTTTGCAATCTTTTCGATTATGCCTGGTGGGGATATATTCCTTAATTCCTGTTCAGTTAATCCTTCTTCTACTATTCCATAAAGACAAGTTAACACATTTTTCTCAAAATTTGCTTTATTGATTGTTTCTACATCGACACTAAATCTAATCGTTTCTCTGGTCTTGTCTTTATCTACTTCCCCTTTCTTATTTATTACTGGAGTGAATTCAGTTTTCGCTGACCTCATTGCCCTGGTGCTAATAGTCGCCCATTGTTCTTCGGTTAATGGTCTAATCTCTATTTCTCCACCCAATTCTTTAATTATTATTTTTTCGGTATATTCCTTTCCTTTAAGTATCCGTTCTTTGATTGATATTTTGGTTTCTGTCATTTTTCAAAACTCCTTCATTTATAGTATTTTATTATATTTTCTATTATTGCAACTTCTACAAGCGGGAACGATATTTTCCTTTGTATTATTCCCTCCCTTACTTATAGGAATTATATGGTCTCTGGTAGGTTTATTAAATAAGTCAAATAAATCTTTTCCACAATAAATACATTTAAAATTATGCTGTCTGAGAATATCTAACCATTCTTTTGCTGTCAAAGTATTAATTATTTCTTTTTCTCTTGCTCTTCTTTTAAAACGCTTTCTTTGGTCAGATGCTTTTCCTTTTTCTGTTTTATAATATTTTCTACAACCTTCTAAAATATTCTTTATGTTTTTTCGATAATATTCTTTTTTATATTCAGGATTATTTATATTATATTTATTATTATATTCTTTTATATATTCTGAATTATTTTTTCTCCATTTTTTATTATTTTTTTTATGATATTCTGGATTATCCTTATACTGTTTTTTAAATTGTATTGATATTTTTCCTTTATTTTTTTGATAATAATTTTTTTTATATTCTGGGTTATCTTTTAACCATTGTTTATTATATGTTTTTCTATCAAACATAATTCTCTCCTAACAAACTTTTACAATTAACCTTCAAAGAGGCTTCAATTTGGAAGAATTTCCTACTTATTTGAAGCCCCTTTATACTTCGATAGGTTAAGATATAATATCTTCATCCATATCGTCATTTTTGTTTTCTATAGTTACTAACAATTCAGCTTCTATTTCAGTATCATCGGCAAGAGCAATGGTATCTATCAAAGCTACCCCACTAAACGCTTGCACAATTTCTCCTCTTCCTGATGGCGGTGTTTTTAAATCGGTATATACTAATGCAGGTAACTTTAATTCCATACTACCATCCGCTCCTGAATCAATGGTAATAATCATCAATTCAGAAATACTTCCGGTTGCACTAACTCCGCCTGCCGCACCCCAGAATTTAGCATATTCGACACCATCTTCAAACCACAAATTGCCTTTAATATCTATGTTTCTATTCCCCACTGGTATTCGGCAAGGATGCCTTGAACCTATTCCCTTTCCTGCTGCTGCATTTGCTCCATTAGTAATAGAGAGGGTTAATCCTTTTATTTTACAGTTATAATTAACTGCATCTCCTAAAGCAAGAGAAGCGTCAATAAAGGTCAAGTTATTTTCATTAAATAAAGTTAAAGCAGCGATTTCTTTTAAGGTCGCTTTAGTGTCTTTTGCTCCAATATTATCTAATGTAGCAAATATGAAATTGTCTTCTATTTTTAGTTCCAAACTATTCATTACACAACCTCTAAATACGTGTTCAAAGTTATCCTTACCTAACCTTACCGTATAAGAAGGTAATACTATATCCTCTGTCGGATATATTTCGTGGGTATTAGTTCCTTCTCCTTCAGTAAATTTATATAAACCTAATGCCCATTTAAAGAAATATCCTATTGACCTGATATCAATAGCGTAAACAATATTCCCCGCGGGAACGTAATATCCCGGTCTGATTATTTTCCTTCCTCTGCTCATACCACCTTCAAAATGTAAGTTAGGATCAGAAGGAACATCAAGAGAGGCTGATGCAATATCAATATGGAATACCGCTTCTGGTGCGGTAGCAGGATTAAAAATAGCTTCTTCCGCAAACCCAGCATAACGTCTTGGCTCTGTCATCGTAAAATCATCTCCTTTCTTTTGATAATATTTTATTATTTTTCTTTGAATTACAACTTCTACAAGCAGGGACTATATTTTCTTTCATATTATCTCCGCCCTTACTTATAGGTATAATATGGTCTTTGGTAGGTAAATTTTCACAATCGAATTCTACATCGCAATAGGCACATTTATAATTATATGCTTCTAATATATCTAACCATTCTTGAGAGTTTAAGGTATTAATAATATTTTTTATTTTAATTCGTCTTTTATAAGTAGCCCTTTGTTTAGTTGCTTTCCCATTTTCTGTTTTATTATATTTTTTTATACATTCTTTCCTCCCATCTTTATTATTTATATAATATCCTTCCATATATTTTAAAAAATATTCTTTATTTTCTTTCCGCCATTGTTTATTTAATTCTAATACTTTATTACTATTTTCTTGATAATATTTCTTATTATGTTTTTTAACTTTATCTTTATTCTCTTGTTTCCATTTACTATTATACTTTGACCATTCTTCTTTATTCTTCTTTCGCCACTTTCCCATATACTGATTTCTATCTAATCTGTTCATAAATTCACTCCCGAATACAGAAAACTGCGGTTGCAGTATATATTGCTGAATAAAAATTTCCATTTGCAAAGGCAGGATTTGAACAGTCAAATGATTTGCTTCTTATGTCTGCGAAAAAAGTCCCGTGTCCGAATCCTAAAGTCCTATCCTTTAATAATATCCTTTTTGCCCTGGCTGCAACATCATTCGCATTTTTATAACCTTCTTCTGTCTTGATATTATAGGCTACGCTTATTATTTGTACATCTAATTCCCACCTTTCCACAATAGTATGTAATGTCGCAGGCGAGGGAACTGCTATTCCAGAAAATATCCAGATAGCAGGAGTAACTGGTTTAACTGATGTTCTGTCTCCTCTTATTATTACCTTTACATCCTGTAATAATTCTCCGTCTTGAGTAGCATTTTCTAACTTAGTTTGAATAGCATTTAAAATCTCTTCAATTGCTTCACTAAAATATTTTTCTTCCATATTAAACCCCCTGTTCTGTTTCTCTTAATGCTCTGGCACAAAATTCATCAATCCTATCTTCTCCTCTTTTTATTGCCCTCTCGTGATAAGGATTAGGATGCATACCTTTTACCACTGCCCTCTTGGTAAATATTTCTTTCCCCTGCCAGATAAAATGTAGACACTTTTTTATTCTCGGATAAATAACAATTTCTTGCTTCCACGGTCCATAAAGTCCAGTTCCAAAAGCTACGTGTGCAGCATATTCTACACCACTAACGATATGAGCTTCAAAATCTTTTAGTGTGCTGGGGTCAAAATCAAAACTACCTGCTAATCTTCCGTGTTGGACAGGTGGCTCTTCTCTCATTCCTCCCCATACTTCTGTAATTAAATATTTAAAAGCTTTCTTACTTGCCTTTAAAGGGATTTGCATTATTCTATTAAGTTGTTCCTGGTCTATCTCAACGCTAATCATTTGATTTACCTACCACATATAATTCTTCGTAATCCTTATCATATTCAATATCATATATTGTCTTATATCCTGCTGTGATAATAGCTTTTTTTAATGTCTCCATACTAAAATAATTACAGTGCATAGTCGGATCATTCCAAACATTCCATTCTTTAATATATCCTCTGGGGGTAGCAACTAACAATATCCCATCTTTTTTTAGGTAATTTTTATATTTCTCCAAAAATTCCAGAGGATAAGAAAGATGTTCTAAAATATGTACCATCATTATTACATCATATTTTATATTATTATTTCCTATGTCATCTCCAAGATGAACAATATTACCAATCTTTTCATAAGTTACTTTATCAATAATAGAACATTTATATTCATCTTTTAACCTTCTACACATTGCTCCATCACAACCACCAATATCAAGTAAATCTATTCCTTTGCCATATTTCTTTATAATTTGATATATTCTCTCTTCTCTAATAGGAATAGTCTTATCTGGTGGTCTTTTAATAGGCCAAAAATATGGTAACCCTTTATTATCTAAATTGTATTTTGAATTTATTTCTTCCTCATTTAATCTCGGCATCCGAAAGATAAAACTACATTTATTACATTTAAAAACATTAAAGATTATTTCTTCCCTGCTCTTTAAAATAACATCAAATAATTTTCTTAATCTCGTATTGATTATTTCTTCCCAACCAATACCTTCGGATTTAGGATATTGATAAATTTCTTCTTTTATTATTTTTATATCCTTACTTTCGCATATAGGACAATAATCATATTTAATCATCAAGACTTTCCACCCTTGTAAATCTAAAACTTGGTTTCGCTCCATACTGCTTCAATTCATTTTTCAAAGGAGCAGTTAGAACTTCATCCTTCATAAGCTTAGCATCCATTCCTTCTATTTTGATTACAGGAGATTCCCTATGAGTATAAGCTAAAATAACCATATTCGCACACGCACGCATAGCAATATTGGTAATTCCTTCTGGAATAATCAGCTTCCTTATGTCAGATACCCATAAACAAGAACCGATTGAAGCAATCATTTTAATTCCTATTCTCTTTACTTCTGCTAAAGTATCATCACACCCTAAATAAAATTTACATAATTTCCATTCATATTCTTCTAATTCTGGAAAATCTAAAGTCTTTAATATTGTTTCTGAATTCTCTCCGCCGTACAATATCAACTGCAAATCTCCAGCAATAACTAAATTATAAGGTTTAACTTTAATCATCAATAGTTTTGCATCAGAAAAATCCTGAAAGATAGTATCAATATCTCTTCCTGCAATTACAGTCTCAGCTATTACAGTATTTTCTATTTCTATTTTATTCATTGCGAAAGTATCATAGTCAGGAAGTTCTTCCTTATCATTATCGATAGTAACCTCTACCCCTGTAACTTCATAAGCATCCCAGAGGTTTATGCCATAATCAATTATCTTTCTATCTCCGAAGGTTAAATCCATTATCATATCCCGATTACGATTAGCATTGATTAAACTGGCTACTTGTCCAAGCCATTTCAAGATTAACGCCTCCAATTTTGGTTTGCTTCCTAATCCTAATTGCTCATAGTCAGCTCCAGTATAT